GCATTGACGAAGGCTGTAATGAATTCATTGATCTTTTCTGATCGTGATTTGATCTTCTTACCTACATCATTGGCATCAAAGGTCGTGCCGTCAAGATCGGCAATTTCCTCTTTCGACATCTTTCTCAATACACGCTGTAATGGGATACGCCTGTTACCATTCAAACAGTTCATAATATCAAGATCGGACATATTTGAATAATCTATTTTAACCCTGATCTTGACCGTATCGCCTGCATCATTCTTGACCGAGAAATTGTCTATCTGTATACCAATAGCTTCACCTATTGTATTCTCCATAATTGCACCTCGTTGTGTTCGATGCGCAATCGGTAGAACCTTGCACATTGTCAATACCGCCAAGCGTCAAACAACGTACTTCAAATTATCAAAGAACAAAATCAATATTTAATTTTCAATTATAGAATAACACAACCACCATGCTTGTCAACATTTATTTTTTCAGCCTCGAAGGGGGAAGCTCGACTTAAATCTGCGCGGGTTGACTCCTCTACATTTTGTGGGAAGATTTAATAAATGTACCAAATTGTATGATTACAATAACTGGATGTGTTAGTTGTTAAGTGAGTGCTGGGAAATTTGGAGGGACGGCAGATTGTTTAATAATTAAACGATCTGGTTTTAAATGAAAATTTCTGTATAATTTGTAGAAACGAAAAATTACACAAAATTATGTTGACAAAACATTGTTCTACACGTATAATGGATGCAGGATAAGTTTAAAGTAATAACTGCTTAGGAGGTTAGTTATGAAGATTTTAGGTATTATTTTAGGTATTTTGTTGATTCTGCCCTTACCAGTGGTCGCGGCCGAGCTACAATGGGATCATGATGGAGCAGATGGGTTTATTATCTATTTCACAGACGGAACTAATAACTACAATTACAACGTCGTTGGAGATGTCAGGTCCTGCAATATGGACTTGCTTAACCTAACTCCAGGTGTTGAGTACACTTTCCACGCAACAGCTTATAATGAAGCAGGTGAGAGTGGACCTAGTAATACAGTAACTTACACGCATGAGGTCTTCGTCCCTCCTACAAATGTTTTGCCAGTTGTCTCGCCGCCTCCTGGCGATCCCAACGCTTTGCAGGTCCTCTAAAATGAATAGAAATTCTCTATACGGTTTCGAGATGAGGGAACCTGACCTGCGCCGATCAGAGGATCGCAAGACTTATAATGTTAAGTCTTTGTGGCAGAGGAATCATGAAATAGTGAATTTGGCCGTCAGAGGGTTTAAGCAAACTGAGATTGCCGAAATCTTGAATATCTCACCTCAGACGGTCTCTAATACATTAAATTCTGAATTGGGCGAGAGAAAACTTGCAAAACTGCGCAAATCAAGAGACGAAGAAGCAAGCGTCGTTAGTGAAAAAATCCGAGTCTTAACAGATAAAGCACTTAAGGTCTACGATGACTTGTTCGAAAACGAAGACGGGAACACCTCGAAAGATTTACAGAAGAAAGCTGCTGACACCGTCGTACTTGAATTGTCTGGCTTGCGTGTCCCGACAAGAGTTCAATCTCAATCTTTTAACACCACTGCCACTCTTGCAGAAATTGAAGAGTTTAAGAAAAGAGGAATTGCTGCTGCGAAAGCATCTGGGATGATTGTTGAGGTTGAAGGTGAGTCTAAATAAGTCCAACCGGCGAATCCTCGGCGGCTTGCCAAATGATGAGATGACAAATGACACTGTGGATTAAACAAGGAGTTTGTGGATGCTTGAAGTCAGTGGCACAGAAAGGGCTTGGACGAGTTGCTCATGCGTACGAAGGGCACGGGCATGACCTCTATGTTACGTCTATACGAGACGGAAATCACAGTCCTGGGTCTCTCCACTATGTAGGTTTAGCATTTGATATACAACCTGGGATTGAAATTCACTTAATAAAACAAGTACTAAGTCCTCAATGGGATGTTGTTGATGAAGGTAATCATATTCATTGTGAGTATGATCCGAAATGAGACCGTTTAATTATTAAACAATCTGGGAGGTAATCATGAGAAGCAAAATAAGAAACATTTCATTTCTCCTTTTTTTAACATTTACCTTAGTTGCCTGTGCTAACTCCTTCATAAAGTCGTCTTTTGACACTTTAGCAGTTAGCAAGGCAACTTATGACTCAACACTTAACGTCGCCGGAGACCTTTACAAACAAGGTCTTATGTCCGAAGAGCAAAAAACAGAAGCAATTAAGATCGGAAACGTCTACATGGTGACTCATAACGAAGCAGTTAATGCACTTCTTAATTATAAAATGTTAGCGACTGACCAAAACAAGGACATTTACCTCAAATCCGCCGCAGATGTCTCGGCACGCCTTGCAGATTTACTAGAATACCTAAAACCTATCATCTTAAAGGAGGAAAACTAAGATGGAAAGTGCTGCATTAACAATCGCTATCGCTCAAGCAATTCTTCGTTACGGACCTACAGCCGTAATCACTATCTCCAAAGCCTTTGACAAAGGCGAGCCGACAGTCGAAGACATCAATCAACTATTCATCGACAAATCTCCAGTGGAGTACTTTAAATGAAATGGCATAAGTGGGCCAAAGGCCTAATCAGCGCGATCATAGGTGGGGCAGCGAACTCGATTACAGTAATGATAGTTGACCCAATTGCTTTTAACATGCAGGACAGCGCAGGCAAACTTGGAATGGTTGCCCTTGTAAGTGCAATCGTTGCAGCTGCTATGTATCTCAAACAATCTCCTCTTCCACCTGGAACTCCTTCAGATGGAATATAAGACTGTTCAATCATTAAACGAGCTGGAGCCAAAATGAAAAAGATTATCCTATCATCTCTTTTAGCAATCTTCGTCGTTGCTGTAGTTGCTTTTGCCGAATACTTCCCATTAGTAATTGTCACAGGTATCGGTGGTAAGTGGGTCGACACTCGTGCATATACAACTATCGACGATGCTATAACTGCTATTGGAGCTAATGAGCGAATCTTAATCATCACTGGTGAGGAAGCAGTAGGTACTTTAACAATACCTATTAATGTTAGATTAAAATTTATGTCTAACGGTTCCCTTGCTGTGACAACTCAGCTAACATTACAAACCTATGACATCGACGCAGGTGATCGGGAAATCTTCTCTGGTGCTGGAGACATTGATTTTCCTGTTGGTGCTACAGTCCGCTCAGCTTGGTTCGACGACCTTGACGAAGCTCTCGATGTTACAAGTGATGATACCTTAACAATGGTTATCTCACGTGCTGAAACACTCACTGCAGATGCTACTGTAGGCGATAATGTAACTCTTCGTTGGGAATCTCCTTTCATCATAACAGATGGAGGGTTTACATTAGATGGCCTAAAAAAGATTGAAGCTGGAACTTACCAAATCTTCTCTGGCGCAAATGACTTTGATTTTCTTGCGGGTTCGATAGTTCACACATCTTGGTTCAACCGTATTCGTTCAGCCGTAAATTTTACCGCAGATGAAGATGTAAATCTCACCATCTACGTTGATCAACCAGAGACAGTAGAATTTGACACAACTCTCGATGCTTATCAAGCATTGGAAGTTAAAAAAGGCTGCCTTATAACTATTGAAACAGGCCATGTTTTAACTCTTCAATCAGAGGTCATTGCAGGGGAATATCAGATATTTAATCTAGCTGGAACTGGTGTAGCTAATCTTACATATCATAAAGTAGCTCTCCCTGAGTGGTGGGGTATAGATGGAACGGCTGATGATGTTCAAATAAACAATGCTGTTGATGCAGTTGGAACCTCTGGTATTGTGCAGCTTGGGGCTAAAACTTACAACGTAGACGCCGAAATTCTCTTAGACTCAAACATGGCCCTTAGAGGTCTTGGAAGAGACGTATCGGTAATACAGATTACAACGGCTGGAATCAATGCAGTCCATGTAGATACTGAAAGCAATGTAGAGATTAATGACATATCTTTCATTGGCTCGGACGACGACACTACCGAGGAACGCCTTGTCTACTTTGAAGATAGTACAAATTCAATAGTTCAAGACTGTTCCTTCTCCAAATCTACAATAGCCCTTCAATTCCATGACTCTGACGACTTTATATCCACAAACAATTTCTTCTTCGACATCCCTTACAAAGACGACAATACATTAGGTTATGGTATCTTATGCGACACTGATAATACGAGATTTGATCTAACCAATAATATATTTAATGGTGTAGGTCGGCACGCTATCTACGCTTCATCTGGCTCTAGTTTTGGAAACATAGTAGGTAATGTAATAGAAGGTTGTGATGGATCTCCGATAGCGGTGTATTCTACCTTTTTGCAGAACAGACAAAGAAACATTAACATAATAGGTAACGTTATAAATGACACAGATGATGATCCAGGAACTGGTGCTAGTGCTGCAGTCGATATTACAGCTAATGTAGAGAATGTAGTAATAAAAGGAAATAACATTTATGATGTTGTAGGCTACGGTATAAGAGTTGATGGTGACTCAACCGATGTTACTCACTCGTCCCAGATTACCATAGACGGTAATATAATCGATACAACTACATCTCATGGGATATATGCTATTAATGTCACAGAAGTATCAATCTTTAATAATCAAATAAGAGACACTGCCGCTGCTTTCCACTGTATTTCAACTGGTGTTAATGGGTCTGGTGTAGGATCTTTCGTAGACGACTTGATAATAAAAGGAAATTTCATGTCCGATGGAAACTACGGAATTTCCTGCAGTGGAGTCGATGCATCTCATGACGTTGATGGACTTTATCTAGGTCAAAATTACTTCAGAGACATAGTAACTGCCAATTACTACTTCAGCAATGCAGATCATATAACAGGTGAAACGAGCTGGCCAAAGCATGAATATTCCTTTTATATAAAAGACGTGGCTGCAAATGTAGCTGTCGATACCAATGCTTTAAGAGACACTGAAACAGAGCAGCCTTGGTACGTTAATGGAAAGGATGTGTATGTTTGGGCTATATCAGCTAGAGCGCATGCTGCTATCACTGCTGGGGATGTTACGGCTAAGGTTGCCTATGGAGGTGTAGCATCAGGTACTGCAGATACTGTTACAATAGATTCAACAGATTGGACTGGTGATACTTCTGTAATGTACTGGCAAGAACACGTTGTTGCGTTTAACAAGTTCGGTTCTGTATACCAAACTGCAGCTGGGCTTCTTCCAGATGGATCTAATGAGATTCTAATAACAATAACTGTTGTGGAGGTAGATGGGTCTTAAGACCGTTTAATTATTAAACAATCTATGGACAAAACCACAGAACAAATATTATCTCTTAGCTCCATCGACACGGAAGTAATGGCTAAAACCTTCTTCCCTGAACGTTTCTACGCACCTTTCGCCAAGAACATTCATGGGAAGATCTTTGACCTAATCGATGGTCCTGATAATAAAGTAGCTATTGCTGCACCTCGAGGTTGGGGTAAGACTTCTATCGTCGCCCTTGCTTTAATGGCTCGTTACATCTTATTTCGTCACACAGGATTTATTTGCTACATTAACAAATCTCACGATGCAGCTTCACTTCAAACTGAAAATCTGCGCCGAGAACTTGTAACCAACAGAATGATCAAACACTTCTTCGGCGACTTCAGAACACGAAGTGTAGGTAATAATGAATTTGATGAAGTGTTTAGCAAAAAAGCATGGGTTGCTTATGACACACTTGTCTGGCCACGTGGAGCAGGTCAGCAAGTTCGTGGTGTTTTATTCAAGAATGATCGACCTGGTTTAATAGTAATAGACGACCTTGAAGACCCTGAAAAGATACGCAACGACGAGATAAGAAAAGCTTGGTACGAGTGGCTCTACGCAGACGTAATCAAAGCAGTCCCTCGCCTTCACAGAAATTGGAAAATCGTCTACATTGACACCTTGAAGCACGAAGACTCTGTGTTACAAAAGTTGCTCGAATCTGAAGAATGGAAATCTGTCCGCCTAGAAGCTTGCGACGACGACTTTCATTCAACAGCGCCAATCTTCATGTCTGATGAAGAAATAATGAAGGAATGGGAAGAACATCAGGCATCTGGACAGACCGACGTCTTTTTCCGCGAACTACGAAACCTTCCAATTTCAACTAAAGACTCTGCTTTCCAACAAGGTTATTTTAGATATTACAATAAACCAATAGAAAATTCAGTCAGCGAGTTTGATATAAAGAAGTCAGAACCTGATGTGCAATCTGATCAAAATGTAGAAACTGTAGTAATCCTTGACCCTGCTAAGACAGTCAAGATTCACTCAGCTGAATCAGCCATAGTAGGCGTGGGCATAGACTTGAACAGCGCTCGACTTTACGTCCGAGATGCAATTTCCGAAAAGATGTATCCTGACGAGATTTATGATGCCTTATTCGGGATGGGAATTAGATTAAATGCCAAAGTTCTTGGCATCGAGGAAACTTCCCTCAACGAATTCATCAAGCAGCCAATTAAAAACCAGATGTTTAAAACCGGCAAATTCTTCGAACTCATCTGGCTAAAAGCTCGTGGAGGGATGAAGAAAGAACTGCGTGTGAAGGAACTAGTTCCTTATTATCGACAAGGCTACATCTACCATAATGCTGCATGTGCGACTGTTAAAAAGCTTGAACAACAACTCTTAATGTTTCCTCGTTCTCGTCTCTGGGACTTAATGGACTGCTTAGCTTACATCATTGAGATGTTAGAACTCGGTGAACGCTACTTCAGTCCAAAAGAAGACCCTGCTGACATTGAAGCTGAATTCAAAGAACTTGACTACGAACCTACACTTGAAAACTGGAGATATGCATGATAGATGAATGTCCTGATCCTAAATGTAAATTAGAGCTTATCAAATGCTTAAACACTAAAGTTTCAAAAGGTTATTTAGGAACAACTGTTGCAGTTATCGTAACAGCACTTGGAATCATAGCAATGCTTGTCTATGGCGCTTACGACTCACGTCAAGTTGCAAAGGCCGAGGAGATAAAGAGAATAGAGCAAAAGGTCGAAAAGCACCGTGAGAAACTAGCTGACTGCAAAACTAACACAAAACTAATAACACAGTCTCTTGAGACTATCAAGGAAGACTTAAAAGAATTCAAGCACGAACAACGTAAAGTAAATAGCGAAGTCCTCAAGTCTCTTGAGGAACTGAAATCAAAATGAGACCGTTTAATTATTAAACGATCTTATTGCCGACTTACCTGGCAGTCCTTCTGGCTTTGGGTTTTCGGCAGAATAATAAACATTCACCTTGGATATGTGAATAGCCCTTGGTGGCATAGGGCATGGAGTAAACAATATGAAAACAATAGTTAAATGTAAATATTGTGGTTTTATTACGGCACCAGAAGATGAATGGGGATTGTGGGAACGAGAAGTAGATTTAGATGATTCACAAGATATTTCTATCTATGAATGCCCATATTGTCAAATAAGCGCAAAACGGATTACCAGGGGTCGTTCATATGATGTAATGATTGAAGCGCAAAAATCGGATTTAAATAAATCCCCAGATATTTACAGGCTTTCTAATTTTATGGATAAATTTAGAAATACTCCAGAAGAACAAAGAGATTGGAATAAATATAAAGAACTTACTTCAAATATTATTCTATATGATAATTCACCAGAAATAAGGACAAGAATAACCGAGGATATTGTAGTAAGCAAATCAAATACAAATTTTGATTGGAGTGGTTGGCAGTAGATGCAAATATCAATCAAAATAGGTAACAAAAAGCCCTCTGCCGACTTAGCAGAACGGTTAAAATATTGGACTAATTTTCAAGTCGCTGATATCCGTCCTGATGGATACTATGACGGAAGTCCAAACCCGCATCGTTGTGTTATTCAAACCCCTCATGATTACTGGAAAATTAGGGGGACTACATCATCAAGGGAAGATTGGAAATCTACAAAACCTTCTGTCTATGCACTAAAAAAATATCTATATGTAACAGACGATAAAGGGCGTTATCCCTGGGACATTGGTTATAATGAAGAAACAAAAACAGAACGGGTCAGGGATTGGTTTATTGATTTAAAGGATTGGCTTGACAAAAATTGGATAACACAGACCCACTTTGAAACGCTTTTCGATTATGAAAAAGTATCACCATATATTTATCAGGATAGAGATTTTACGACTTACTTATTACATGAGGATCTTGCAGTAAGAAAAGATCATGAGTTTTTTGATAGAAAGGCGTCTTGGACAAGTGGTGAGTATACTATTGGAGCGGCTGGTTGTGATGCTACGGATTTGGCAGACGCAGAATTAAATGTTGATGCACAGTTGATAGGTAATCTGACGTTACAACACAAAAGCGAAGAAACATCAATATCATCTGTTGTTACATTTGATATAGACACAACAAATTCACACCTTCTATTAATCACAGCATATCCAGGAGATGAACATGATGGCGGGGCCTATGGAAATGGTGCAAGAATAAATTATGGAACATATAATAAAATATCTCTTAATGCTGCAACACAAGGTCAAATGGATTATGTTGCAGTCACCAATCTTGCATTAGACACCAGAGGTACAGATAATTTTGGGGTTGATGCCACTGACGCTGGCAGCGGCAATAGCATACTAATTGATAGGTTATTAGTATATGGTGATAGCAATAGCGAGACTGGGATAGCTATTCGGACAGATTCATACAACGCAACAGTGAGAAATTGTGTTGTCTATGGGATATCGTCAAAAGAAGGAATTGAAAAATATAATTATGGGGATTTGAATGTTTACAATAACACTGTTATTGGTTGTTCGATAGGAATTGCAAATAATAGGGACAGTGGCACAAATGTTTTAAAAAATAATTTATGCCAAGGCAATTCAACAGGTTATACAAATACAAGTTATTGGGATACCCATGCCAAAAATATCTCTGAAGATGGCACGAGTCCAGACGAAGATTACGATGATACAGACGTTCATACAAACTCAGTCTTTGAAAATTATGGTTCAAATGATTACCGTTTAGACCCTGATGGAGATTCTACAAATCTTGAAATAGTCAATGACGGCGACAACCTTTACGGTTCTGGCGTAACTGAAGACATCGCAGGAACGGCAAGGGATAACGGCACACCGTTCTGGATTGGGGCAAGTCATATAGAGGCGGCTGGCTCCACCACCACTACAACAACTACCGCTGCTCCGACTACTACAACGACCACAGCTGCGCCGACAACAACTACAACTACAACTGTTGCTCCAACTACGACGACAACAACGACTACAACAACGTCCACTACTACAAGTACAACCACTACAACGACAACGACTAGTACTACAACCAGTACAACAACCACTACGACTACTACCAGTACAACTACTAGTACTACTACCACTACAACGACAACATCTACAACTACAAGTACCACGACAACCACAACTACTACGAGTACCACGACTAGTACTACGACGACTACTACAACCACTAGTACTACAACGAGCACTACAACTACAACTACTACATCTACTACAACCACTACAAGTACGACAAGTACGACAACTACTACAACGACAACTAGTACCACAACGTCTACTACAACTACAACAACGACTACATCAACAACGACTACGTCTACTACAACAAGTACGACAACTACAACTACCACAACAACTAGTACTACAACAAGTACTACTACAACTACGCTTGCTCCTACAACGACTACAACTACTACGACTACAACATTAGCTCCTACGACTACCACGACAACGACGACAACTACAACCTTAGCACCTACTACAACTACTACCACCACTACTACAACCACTGTTGCTCCCACTACCACAACAGCAGCACCAACGACCACTACAACAACTACTACAACCACAGCTGGACCTACGACTACAACTACAACGACTACCACTGCAGGACCTACAACTACGACTACAACTACAACAACAACTGCAGGTCCGACTACAACAAGTACAACAACCACAACCACAACCACAACTACAACTACTACGACAACTACCACAACAACCAGTACAACAACAACTACTACCACTACAACTACTACAACAACACCAGGACCAATATGTGAAAGATACCTCACTTCACGTATTATGACAGAGTTAAAAGCAGATTCTTTGATCTTAGATGATCTCATATTCATGTCAATAATTTCAAGAGAATTAAGACTGGAATCAGAAATTTGTTGGTAACCTTAAACCTAAGGAGGATTTAAAATGAGATGTGCAGACTGTAAATTTTGGGAGATGGACATGAGTGAGAGGAACTTTGGAGTATGTAAAGCAAATGCTCCGAGCCCTTCTGTTATGAAAACTGAAGAAAATGACGAATATAAGCTTGTATGGCCCTTGACTGGCAAAGATGATTGGTGCGGTCAGTTTAAGTCTACTGTTGAGAAGATGGATTAATGAAAAAAGTCTCCGTAATAATAGCTAACAGAAACGACCTGCAGATGCTTCTCGTAACAGTCTTATCCGCAGTCGAGGCAATGAAAGGTATCGATGGTGAGATTGTCGTTGTAGACAACTCAGACAAAGAATACCTTGAGTGTGTCGAGATGATCTTAAGCGGCCAGATCAAAGATGGCACGACTCGACTAATTCGTCAAGACATCCCAGGCGAAGCCAAAGCTATGGAGCGAGCTGCAGTTGAAGCTAAAGGCGAATACATCTTCTACACAGACTCCCATTCATTGGTTGGAAGAGATGTAATTACATCTTGTCTACGCTTCTTCCGTCGACATGAGGGTGAGCCAATAGGTTTCGTACACGCACCTATCCAATGGGCGCACAACTCTAGCCATGCAAGAAAGATGAGCTTTCGTCTTCATAGAAACTGCCTAGGCTCATGGGGCAAGATGACTAACAAGGAACTTAAAATAACTTGGAAAGGCATGCCTCATATGATTCGCAAAGATGTCTACCATGCAATAGGTGGTTACGGCTGTCTAGCGAAACACAATGTAGGATGGGGAGGACTAATCCCTTACCTAGGCATCAAGCCTTGGATATTTGGCTACGAAAACTGGGGCATACCTCATGGAGTAAGCTATCACTTTGGCGAGTATCCTAAGCCGTGCAGACCTTATGTTAAATACAGACTCTACGGCCGACATGGAGATTATCAACCTGGCACTGGCCACGCCGTGGCAGCTTACATCTACGGTGGAGAACAGTTTCTTCGAGATAACTTTACAAAAACTAAAATGGAACGCTACTTCGCTGACGTCGAGCAAGCATTAAGAATAGCTAAGGAAATAGGTGAAGAAGAACGGCAATGGATTCTTGAAAACCAAAAGATTTCATTTGAGGAACTTCTTGCAAATCCACCTTGGGGAAAAGACTTTTGAATATCGCAGAATTACAAGACCGACATTGTGACTATACTCGTAATACCGAGAAGCGCTTTCGAGTACTAAGAAACATTGGAGAAGCTGCACCTTACTTTCCAATAGACGAACCCGTCCTATGCTTCGGCAGCGGAGATGGATTTGAAGTTGAAGTATGGAAAATGCTAGGTTATGACGTTGTAGGATGTGAAATAAGTCACATAAAACGTCTCATTGCATCAGACCATAATGTAAGAAGTTATGCGCTTCTCAAAGACATCTCATGTAGAAATGTCTACTGCGCACATACTATTGAACATTTAAAAGACAGAGACGATAAGCTAATTCGTATGTGGAATATTAGCATTTCAGTTATGTGCCTTATCTTCCCTATCGAACCGAATGGGAGTGAGAATCCAAGTCATCTATCTCCAGTCTTAAACATAAACGATATTAAGTTACCAGGTGATACTTTACTAAAATACGAACGCTGGAATGGAGAAAGAGAAGCCATACTAATAGCTAAAAAGCGAGACTATAATGGAAACTTTCGTAGGTGATAGTGTAACTATAACACTCAGTACAAGTATCGACTTAACTGATTACACAGAAGCGAGAATAAAGTACGAAAAGCCTGACAAGACAACTGGCTACTGGACTCCTGATACAGTTCTTAGCACAGTCATGTCTTACGACACTAACACAGATACTTTAGATCAAAAAGGAACTTGGAGACTCCAAGCTTATGTTGTATTCGCTGGGGATGTAAGACTTCATGGCAAATGGGCAGAGATGAAGGTCTACAATCCATTATGTTAAACAGATCGTTTAATTATTAAACGAACTTTATTGGAGGAGAAGATGTTAAGAAAACTAATAATAACTCTCATATTACTCACAATTCCTACATTGTCACTTGCTACCGACAAAGTAATGACTACACAAGGGTCTGTGTTCACTGCTACTCAATACGCTTACTCAACTGACGCTGCACAAAGCCTTCCTGCTAATGTAATAGCCGTAACAGGGGCTAACAAAGCAGCTGCTGTTTACATTACCTGTGAAGATGCACACATTAGATGGACAGTAGGCGGAGTCGATCCTGTCCAAGAATCTTTGCCGACGGTAGGTCTTGGCCATATCTTGTATAAAACCTATAGTTTAAGAATAACTAACGGTGATTGGATAAGGTCATTTAGATACATAAGCGAAGCTAACGGGACTCCTGCAAAGATTCAAATTTCATCTGAATTTGATAAATAGAGGAAAAATGAAAAAACTATTACTTACAATTGCGATTTTGTTGTTTGCCTGGCCTTGTTGGGGGGCAACGGTTTATGTAAAAGAAACTGGTGGCTCAATTTACTATGAATCGGGTGCTGCAAGTTGTGATGAGGTTACAGATGCCGACACAGAGGGAGATTTAGAAGCCGCCGCAAAAGCCGTAACAGACGCTGGCGCAGGTGGAACACTTAATATATGTGCTGGAACATACACAGACGCTGAACTTGATGCTGATCACTCTTTTGAAATAGCAGATACAGCAGTCACAATCAACGCAACCGGAGCCACGATTATTTCAACCGATGCTGCCAGTACAGTGAGGGTTGGTGCAAATACAACCATAAACGGAGGTACTTGGCAGGGCGGGGCAGGTCAAATAGCATATATTCTGAGAGATAGCACAATCACATTTAACGATTGTACTTTTTCAGGGGGTACAGGAACATATGGTATTTATGGGTATGCTGACGCTGGCAATACAATATCCACTATAACAATTGATGGGTGTACTTTCTCTGGTGCAGTTGAAGCTATCAATTTTACACAGGGAGGAACTGGGGTCCTCCATACTGTTGTAGTTAATGATTGCACATTTTCCGGGTCTGTATATGGTGTACGGACATATAGCGTTGAGGCGGCTTGTGGGGCTAATGACTCTTCACCATATAATATCCAAGTCACAGATTGCATATTTACAGATACAACAAAAGCCGCGATTCAGTACCAATCTGGGATAAAAAGTACGGGTGGAACATCCTACATCGCACGGAATGGACTGACAACTATCGGTAATGGAACAAACTCAAGCGTCAATGGTATGCAACTTCAGTGGTGTCGTGGGCTTATTGTGGAGGATAATGTTATCACAACAGTTGAGAACAATGGAGCCGGGGATGGTGATGGGATTATCCTTGATTTTGCATACGAAAAAACTGATTATTTGTCTGACGGTTGTATAATTAGAAGAAATAAAGTCACTGATTGCGATAGTGGAACAAATAATACTTCGGCAGGTATAAATATCTATTATGCTGTCGATAGTGTGGTATTTGGAAATATATGCTACGCCAACGATATTGGTTTAAGATTGTCAAATGACAATTCAACAGGTAATGTATTTTATAATAATACCTGTTACAACAACACCCAAATGAATGTAAGAATAGATGACCCAGGGAATGATGGTGCTCCTGCTTCAACCTGGGCAAACAATATACTCAGCACAAGTCCTTATGGTATTTATGTCATAAACAACTCTACAGAGCCTACCATAAATTATAACTGTTATTATAATCATGCTACTCAAGATAGGTGGAATGCCACAGGATCGGCAACCTTTGCAGCGGGAACTGGTGCTGTTTCGTCCAATCCCCACTTCGCAGATGCCGCAAACGATGACTTCCACATCATGCCTCTATCTCCATGCCGTGATGCAGGGACAGACCTTGGTGATGATTTGCTATATGGTTTAGAGTGGCTTAGTAGATGGACTGACTTAGTCTTGACACTAGACCAAGATGACTACGGCCCTGGCTGGGAAATAGGTGCTTATGTATTTAGTGAAATTCCATCTATTGGAATACATAGAATTATTGACTTAAAGCTAGACGATTTATCAAACAAGATCGTTCAATAATTAAACGAACTTATGGCAATACAAACTGTAAGAATAGGAAGTGCTGAAGATATCGTAGCTTACGACGATGGAGACTTTGACTCTGCCATCGAAACTGATGCTCCAATAAAGGCCGGAGCACCTACTGACGCAAATGACGTGTTAAGGCTAGGTGACCCAGCCCCTGAAGCTGAAGACCTGGTTCATGAGGGTATATTAACAGTAAACGGTACCTATCAAGGTACCATAATGACGGTGACTGTAGACGATGCAAGTGCTGCTTTTGGCAATCCTTTATACTGCGCTAATGATTTCCACTACGAGCGCACAGACGCAGATTCTGCAGCGACTATGCTCTGTGTCGCTATGGCGCTTGAAGCAGGAGCTGGTTCTAAGAAGGTATTGTTAGAAGGTCAAATCTGTAACACCGCCTGGGGATGGTCTGCAGGTCCTTTATATGTCTCTTGCACAACAGGCGCAATGACTCAAACTGCTCCTGTAGGTGCAGGTGACCAAGTTCAACGAATAGGTTTTGCACTAAGCGCTAATACAATTTACTTCAGACCCGACAGCACGGTGATTGAGATTTAGATATGAAAAGATTACTATTACTTACGTTGATTTTAAGTCTATTTCTAACAACTGCTCATGCAGCTAACTTTACTGTTTCTCAGTCTGGTGTATTAACAGATTATTCAGTAGCTGATTTCAATGCCTTGACTGGAGACAAAGGTGGTAACACTTATTACTTCGACACTACAGCGAATATCACAACAAAGGTGTCTCCGCAGATATATGGTACATCTGGAAATCCAGTTACATTTGATGGATATCAAGGTGGTGACTACGATCCTATAGGTGCTCCAGGTGGGACACATTGTACTATTGACTTAGACAGCTATGGCTCTGGTGATCATGGAATATCTTTAAATTCAACTAATGATTATATAATAATTCAAGACTTTGAGATCAGAGACTGTGGTGAGGGAATAGTATACGGTAATGGAACTGGTGGTAGTGATCATATTACTATACGTCGTAACTACATCCATCATATAGAAAACAGGGGCATCTTTGGATCGTCTAACTACTCCACTCCGAACACATACATAACAATAGGTGGAGCATCTGGTGATGGAAACAACTTTAAAAATATCGGTTCTGGGACAGCTGGTTATGATGTAAAAGCTGCCTATACTACTGATTGTATAATCAGTTATAATAAGTCCTGGGCGGACGGTACAGAAGGTAACTACGGAACTGCCGGTATCTCTTGGGAGGGTGCCGGTGCTGTTATGTCTAAGCGCTTTTTAATTGAGTATAATGAGGTATTCAACCATAACTGGGGTAGCCAGGAAGACGGTATCGGTGGGAAAAGTGGAGAAGATTTTATCATAAGATTTAACGATGTCTACGGCCATGACTCTAGTAATGAAAGTATGGGAATATCTGCTGCTGCTGATGTGGATGGATTTTATATATATGGAAATAGAGTATGGGATAATGCTATAAATATCTTTGTAACTCCTTATCACGACACAGGTGATGGCAACCACTATGGTACAAATGGAATAGACTGCGAAAACGTCCATATATGGGCTAATGTTATCTATAAATCCTCAAAATGGTCAGGGATTCAAGTTCATAGATATGCAGATAGTGATGAAGTCAAGAATGTCAATATCTACAACAACACAATCTGTGAAAATGCAACGAATCCAATAAGTGGCTCGGTCTCTGGGATTGGTATAGGCACTGGAGTTGCTTCTTCTGAAGTTAATATTAAGAACAATATCTTATACAAAAACCGTCCTAATGAAGCTGACTATGTTCAAATGGACTTGACTAATTCATCAGCTATTACATCTTTGGAACATGACCAGTATTACTGGCCAGGACAAACGTCAGTTGTCTATTACTCAGGTGGAGATAGGTCAGTCGCTACGTTGCAGGCATCTTACGGTTTGGAGAATGATGCTCCGGCCGGGGCAGATGGAGATCCTGGATTTAATAATGCAGCTGGGTATGACTACACATTAACAGGTGGTTCTGCATGCAAAGATAATGGAAAGGATTTAAGTGGTCTTGCTGGAAGCATTACAGTACAAGGTATAACTTACAACATGTACTGGGATGATTGCTTAGATGATTCTTATGTAGACTGGTCTACATTTCCTCCAACTGTTCGAACAGTAGACCAGGACACCTATGGCTCATGGGAAAGAGGCGCTTATGTCTACACCGGTGGAGCTGTACCTTCAGCTGCATTATCTGGAACTGCAGTATCTGGAAATGTCTTAGAGTCAGAAGTAGTAGCTGGTGGTGAAACTATTATCATTACCTTAAGCAACTGTGAATGGGAAGCCACAGTTGGAGACAATAATGCTTTGACTACAGCTTTGATTGCAGGGATAGATTCGGCGCAATCAGAGGCTAATGGCTGGGACGCAGAGGTTAAGGCAGACTTAGATCACACAGACATAGTTCGCACAAACGATACAGTTGTTACAATAACTTTACCGGCCGAAGCTGCTTATGCTATAACTGCTAATGAAACTATAACCATCACAGTTCCTGACAGCTGTATAACATCAACTGGTACAACTCCAGTTGCGTCTCCAACTTTTCTTGTATTGGAAGATGATGCTTCTGTTATCCTCACACTTACCGGAACGGTAGCTGACAACGTCGATGAGTCTGAGATAATAGCTGGTGGTGAGACTATCATTCTAACTGTAACCAACACTACATGGGATGCAGATGTTGGTAATAACAGTGCTGAGACCACTGCATTAATAGCTGGAATGGACTCGAATCAGGCACAAGCAGGTGGTTGGGATGCTCAGATGATCACTGCTGGTGAGTTAGATTTTAATGAAGTTGTTCGTACAAGTGATACTGTAGTAACTGTAACTCTACCAGCTGTAGCAGCTTATAGCATTACTATAAACGAAACAGTTACTGTAGACGTACCTGATTCGTGTTTAGCAGCTGCTTACTTGGGCGCAGATCCTACATTCGTGATAACTCATTCAGGTGATGCTCCGAGTGGATTAAAAACTGTAAACACAGTAACTGATTACTCTAAAATAAACACAGTTCCGGCAGAAGATATTGTTGAGATGAATGATGTTCCTTTTTAACTTATGGAGAAGGTTATAAAATGCCTTATATTGTAACAGGTGAGTCTGACACTACGAAAGTTGACTACACAAGAAAAGAATATGACTATGACTATCCCTATGAGCTTGATCTAAAACCAGATTCTAAGTTTCACACTAACTTACGAAACAAGATCTGGACTCGTGCTAGGGAGTCAAGGAATGAAATGTCTAAGCGCTTTCCTGCTTGGAGAGAAGTTGATAGGAAGATGACTATCTACATTCCGTTGAAAGACAAGGAACAAGCACTGCAAAAGAAAGATACATCAAAGCCTGTGTCAATAGTCTTTCCTTATTCTTACTCAATGCTCGAAGCGTTGTTGACTTATTTGACAATGGCTTTCTTTCAAGACCCTATGTTTCAATATGAAGGAGTGGAAGATGACGACACAATAGGTGCAATGTTAATGGAGTTAGTTATTCGCCTTCATTGTATTAAGAATAAGGTGCCATTAGCAGTTCACACATCACTGCGCGATTCACTATGTTACGGTATAGGTCCGGCAATACCTGGGTGGAAGCAGATATATGGTAAAAAAGCAATTAAGTCTTCTATTGTAACCAGGTCAGATATTGGTGAGCAGACTGAGAACACAGTAAATTACATAGAATCTTTACTATTCGAAGGCAATGATCTAAGCAACATCGACCCTTATATGTTTCTACCTGATCCATCTGTCTCATCTAATAACACTCAAGACGGTGAGTTTGTAGGCTGGGTAGATCGTGATAACTTAATGAATATGCTTTCTGAAGAAAATCAACCTAACTCAGGAATGTTTAATGTTAGGTATCTTCATGCTAAGAAAGATAAGAAATCATCATTAGCGAATGATCAATCAGAAAGGGAAACAAAGTTAGGTGGTGCAACTGACGTGCGCCGTGGCTTGACAGGTTCTACAAGTCCTGTAGACAACATTAATATGTATGTTAACTTAATTCCAAAAGAGTGGGAACTCGGCGATAGTGAATATCCTGAGAAATGGTTCTTCACATTATCAGCAGATGATGTAATAACAAGGTGTGAGAAAGCAACTCACAACCACGGGATGTATCCAGTTGCTGTGGCATCACCTGAGTTCGACGGTTACTCAGCAACACCTATCGGCCGAATGGAGGTGTTATATGGACTTCAGCACACTCTTGATTTCCTATTTAATAGCCATGTATCTAATGTACGCAAAGCCATTAATGATATGCTGGTTGTTGATCCTTATCTGGTTAATATTAATGACTTGAAAGACCCAGAACCTGGGAAATTAATCAGGTTACGTCGACCTGCTTGGGGACGTGGAGTTGACAAGGTTGTACAGCAACTTGGTGTAAATGACATAACAAGAAACAATATAGCTGACTCAGCATACATAACAAGCTGGATGGATCGAATAAGTGGTGCCGACACCTCTATGCAAGGCGCGCTTCGTCAATCAGGTCCTGAGCGACTCACAAGAGGTGAATTCCAAGGGACTCGAAGTAGCGCAATGTCACGCTTACAACGAATTGCTATGCTAATAGGTATGCAGTTCATGCAAGATATAGGTACTCAATATGCAGTTCATACACAGCAGTATTTATCAGAAGAACAATTCGTAAGAATTACAGGAAGGTACCGAGAACAGCTTGCAAAAAACTTTGGAAAAACCTCAGGTTCAATACCTGTTTCGCCTTACGACTTAGCTGTTGGAGTAGACTTCATACCAAGGGACGGTTCAATACCTGGAGGTAACTTCTCTGAAGTTTGGGTTGAGATGTTTAAGATCATTGGTACAACACCTGAACTTATGCAACAGTTTGATGTAACAAGAATCTTCATGTACATAGCTCAGCAATTAGGTGCTAAGAATGTAGAAGATTTTAGACGAAATATTAACCAAGTTCAAGGTCAAACTATGCCTGATGAACAAGTTGAACAACAAGCTCAGGCAGGTAACTTAGTTCCCATAGGAGCTGCTTAATGGAAGATAAAAAAGTATTAGTTAGAGCTACAAAGGATCAGATACTTGAATTTAAAAAATCTTTCATATGGAAAGACATTAAACGTGAATTAGGTGCTTGGAAGAAAGGATTTGAAATAGAAACTAGAACCATGGTAGAAGACATCGCTGAAACTAATCCAAGCTCTGCATCTGTACTAACACATTTAGGCGACTTAAATGGAAGAATAAAGACAGTTGATTATCTATTGTCTTTACCTGACATTTTCTTACAAATATTGGAGGAGCAAAAGAATGACAATAGACGCGACGAAACCTGAAGATAGTGTCTTAGTTAGTGAACTGCCGAGTTATATAAGAGCTAATAGAGTTGAGATGAACTCAATTAGTTTATCAGGTACTGGTGCAGTAGGTGCGCAATCACTGGACATCGCCGGAGCGACGACACTTACTATCGGAACTGAGTTAAGTGAAGAAGGTTACGAAACCTTAATTATCTCAAACTCAGGTGCTGCTTGTGCTTTGACAGCCTTCCTCGGCGGAACTCAAGGAATGATTAAGATGCTAATTTTCCAAGACACAAACATAGACATAACCGATAGCAATACAAAAGCTAACGGTACGTTTCACTTAAACCTAGCCCCTGCAGGTGGTGACTACAGCCCTGCAATAGATGATGTACTAGTTCTTGTCAACGTAGGAGGTGACGGAGCCGGAACAGATGGTTATTGGAGAGAGGTCGACCGAGCTGCGAATGTATAAAGACCGTTTAATAATTAAACAATCTTAATCGGAGGTTAGCTATGCCACAAAGTATTGAGGACCAAATTGATGAGATGTTAAAAGTAACTGATGAACCTTCTGTTACGGTTTCTGAAGAGGAGCCTGAACCTGAGCCTGAAGAACCTAAGGAGGAAGTAAAGGAAGATGAATCTGCCGAGTCTGAAGGAGATGAAGAGGAAGGAAAAGGCGAGGAAGAAGTTGAGGAAAAAGTTGAAGAAACAACTGAAGAGAAACCTGAAGAAATTGAAGAAGAACCTAAACCAGAAGAACCAGAACTCGACAGGATCAAAAGAGAAAATGAGGAGCTGAGAAAGCGAGTAGATGATCTCTCAGCACCTAAAGAACCTGAACCTAAACCAGAACCAAAGGAAGAACCTAAACCTGAACCTAAACCAGAAAAACTTGAAATAGAAGAAGTTGACTTCTTAGGTGGTGTGGATGTAGATGATTTAACCAGAGACCCGGCTGAGTTGAATAAGCTTTTAAATAAGGTCTACACACAAGGCATTGACTCGGCCAGAAAAGTACTCGGTGAAAACATCTTGCGATCCTTACCTGAGATTGTAAAGAACAACGTAGCAACTGTAATCTCGTTACGAAAAGCAAGCGAGGATTTCTACGAAGCTAACGAGGACCTCAAGCCATTTAAACGAGTTGTCAGCGCCGTATTTGAGGAAGTTGCAGCTAATAACCCTGACAAGAGAATGGAAGAGATACTTGAGGACGTGGAAAAAGAATCTCGCAAGCGGCTTGAGCTTTACAAAAAAGCTATTAACCCTAACCAGTCACCACAGGAACCTAAACCTAGGCTGCCTCGTAAAAAGAGTCAACCTAGACAAAAATCAACTAAACCAGATGTCACTCCCATTCAAAATGAGATTGACCAAATGAATAAAACTTTATCGGAGGTATAACTTATGGCTCTTGAAAGAAATGGCGCTCAACACCAGATGGCAGTGCCGGACAAGTTTCATGATCCCTTAGTGGATTACGAAATGACTACCCGTGACTACACACTGCGACCAAATGCTGTTGATGAAGCCGCTGCAATTACTATAACTCTTCCACCTGTGGCGGATGCGAAAGGTAGGATGTATTCTATCCTAATCCCTGACGGTGGTGCCAGTGCTGCTTACCCTGTCACTGTGGAAGACAACAATGATGACAGTGAAGACTGGATCGCTGACATTGTGTTTTATGAGGATGGCCAAGGTGCGTGGTTCTACTCTGATGGTCGAAAGTGGATGATCTTCCCTAGTGGTGTTAGGGCAGCTCAGTTCACTTCTTCTAGGGTGGATAACACTTACAACATTAACACTGACCGTGTCCAGTTGATTTTGGACGCTGCTTCTGCTGTAAATCAATGCGAGACTATGCGAGTCACACTGTTCTCAGATGTTCAGCTCGGAGCATGGGGAAATGCAGTTTGTGCAGTTGTTAACTTAATGGATAGCGGTTATGTAACTGGTCTCATCGGTGTAGTCTGCGCCGAACTTGACATGCCTGGTGGAGCAGTTCCTGGTGGAAGTGGAACTTACTGGCTGTATGAAGCTGAAGTTAACCTGCCTACATCATACGTAGGTGGTGGAGTTCCTATAGCAATACTTGGCGTAAATGTCTGGGGTGATGAAGCGACTCAATTTGATGACGCTGGATTTCTCTTTGACATCAACGGCGTGACGAGTGGTGCAGGTGATTTCTTCTATGATCATACTGCAAATGCTGCTGATGGGTTCTTAAAATGCCGTATAAATGGTGATACTTATTACCTAGCACTGTCTGACGATCAGGCGTGGGCATAATCAGACCGTTTAATAATTAAACAATCTTTTTTGGAGGACAACTAATGGCTGAAGAGAAAGCAGTTAAATCTAGGGTTGATGCTATCAAGGCATTGCCTAAGAAGAAACCAAAAGGCACTAAATCTGTGCCTAAGAAGTAACTAACCACTAACCTTATTTCTCTAAGGAGGGGAAAATGAGATTATCAGTGATGGAGAGAGTATTACTAGGTGGTATGTTGGCTGAGTATAAGGGAGACTTTCTTTCCCTAAAACTTGTCAGGGAGGGGCGAGAAGCGATTTCTTTTAATGCAGAGGAGCTTAAAAAACTTGATTTCAAACAAGATGGAGGTAAAGTATCTTGGATACCTGAAGCTGCAGATGAAATAGGTGAAGTTGAAATCGAGCTAAATGGCACTATAACTCCAATCATTAAAGGCTTGCTAAAGCAACTCAATGACAGAAGGCAACTAACTGAAAACCATTTTTCCCTTTACGAGAAGTTTGCTCAATAGGAGTTTCAAATGCTTGAAGATAGAGGCGCTCAACATGATAAGGTTATAGTTGACAAGTATCACGATCCTGGCGCTAACTATGAAATGAACACTCGTAATTACGTTATGAGACCAATAGCTAATGATGAGACTGGGCCGATCACTATTACATTACCTCCAGTCGCTGAAGCTAAAGGAAGATTTTATAGCATACTCTGCCGTGACGTAGATGCTGTCAACACTATAACCATCACCGATAGAGGAGACTCAGAATGTTGGACTGATATTGAGTTCTTCAATGAATGCGAGTCTGCTTTGCTTTACAGCGATGGTCTCTATTGGCATATGCTTGGAGCGCTGAAATTTATCTTTGATCAGATATTTGTCAAAGTACTTTAACTTTATTTGGAGGAATTAACTAATGGGTCTTCGAAGTTTTTTACTAAAGCGTGGCATAATGACCAGTGATACCGAAATAATGTTTAGAACATTAGTCGGTAAAAGGCAGACTGCACCTACGGCAATGACCGTAGCTGCCACGATTACCGCAGCTGCCCTTAAGGGAGGCCTAATAACTGGTACACATTCAGCTGGGGCAACACAAGCTTACACGTTGCCACTTGGTTCAGACATGGATGATGCGTTGACATCTTTTGTTATCAACAATGATTCGTTTGATTTCACTATAATCAACTTGTCTGCAGCTCTTGCTGACACTATAACCTTAACAGCTAACACAGGATTTTCAATTGTCGGGCAAGCTCTTATCGAGTCTGCTCATGTTAACTCTGAATTTCCTAGCTCTGGTACCTTCAGGGTTAGGAAGACTGCTGCGGACACTTTCGTGGCATATAGACTATAACAATTATGGAGGAATAAACTATGTTCTTAGGAATGAGAGGCACCGGCGACTGGGTCACTGATCAGAGACCCCTAAACTGGCGCCAACAGATACTGAAACTTTACCCTAACGGCCAAGCACCACTTACCGCTATCTTGTCAATGATGGGATCGAAGAAAGTTGACGATCCTCAGTTTCATTGGTGGACACAGGAAATGACATCTGTGGGCGGTGACGTAGATGCCATCTACACAGATGCTGGTTGTACGACAGCTTATGTGACTGGCGGTGTGGCAGGTGATGTTCTTTATTGTGTAATCACTACAACCCTCGCTAACCGCGTCAGGGCAGGCCATCAGATTCTTCTTCGTGATGCTTCTGATTACACTGTAGATGTGATTGGTAAGGTAGTCGACATCGCTTACGGCGGAGTCAACTCAGTGCTTGCTGTGAGATTACTCGAAGCCGATGACAACTCAACAACGCATGATCTTAGCGACTGCGACACTTTCAAGATTGTTGGAAACATCAATCCTGAGGGTGGTGAGATGCCAGATGCTATTGCGCTTAACCCTACGAAGGTCTACAATTATACGCAGATCTTCCGCTCACCTCTTTCCATTACTCGAACCGCTCGAAAGACAAGGCTTCGCACTGGTAATGATTATCAGAAGGCCAAAGCTGAATGTCTCGAGATGCATTCGTGGGAGATGGAGCTGGCGTTCTTGTGGGGAATTAGGACTGAAAACACTGGCGATAACGGCAAGCCGGAACGAACAACTATGGGTGTGATCAACTTCATTCGCACCTATGCTGCAGCTAACTGTGATGACTATTCGTTGAACGCAACTTATTCAGGTCAGACCTGGGCTGCAGGCGGTGAAACTTGGTTGAAATATTACCTTGAGCAAATCTTCCGTTATGGTGCTGAGGAGAAACTGTGTCTTTGTGGTAGTGGTTTTCTCCTCGGTATCGATGCACTTGCGATGGCAGGTGGTAATGTACTTTTAAATCCTGGCCAGAAAACTTACGGCATGAAAATTCGCGAGTGGCTTACACCTTTTGGTTCTATATATATGAAAACTCATCCATTGTTCTCTTACGACGCAACTACTCGTAACATGGGAGTTATCATTGAGCCGAAGGAACTGGAGTATAAGTACATCGATGACACTGCTTTCTACGGTGAGAATTCTTCTAAGTCTCATCCTGAAGGCTACGGACAGCGTAGGATTGATGGTACTAATGAGGAGTACTTGACTGAATGTGGTCTTGAGTTTGGTCTTCCTCAAAAATGCGCTGTTCTTAATGGAGTTGGCCTAGACAACACTGTGTAATGCTAACCTCCCAATAGGCCAATAACGGGCTGGCGGGATTCCACCTCCTTGCCCGCCAGTTCGTTTAATAATTAAACGATCTCATTGGTGGAGGTAAGATGAATTTATTAGAATTAAGAACTCAGTTTAGAAAAATCTCAGGCCGATTTGACTTGGTTAATGAAGACGGTTCAGATAACGGCGCTGACTTCTACCTCAACGAGGGAAGGAAGTACCTTGATCGATTAGATGAAACACAAAAATCTTGGGCTTCAAGCTTTAGGTTTGTTGAAGTAGGTGGATTTAGTGCCTTCTTTCCACTCTGTAGGGCGATTAAAGAGGTTTGGGCTGCATCGATTAGTGAACGTTGGCAGCTTGAGAAAGTTCCTTTGCAGGAATTAATCAGTGGTTATATGACAGAACTGCCTGCTTCTCGTGATACTGGCACTCCTCTTTATTACTCACCTTGCATAACTCGTTATGTTCCAGAAGATGCAGATGTGACTGACATAGAATCTTTCGTTGGTTGGGTAGATATACCTGCAGGGAATGTACATGAGTATAATGCAATCTTAATTAACGTGCCTACAGATGAAAAGATCTCATTGGAAATAAAAGGTCTTTATTATTCTCACGAGCTATCTGCAGAGACTGATACAAACTATTGGTCAGTGGTTCATCCACTAACACTTGTCATGTCTGCTATGAGATATTTAGAAGTTGTTAATAGAAACACACAAGGTGTTAACGACTGGACAGCTGCAATAAAGGCCGAAACAACTGGAATTGGCATGGACTTGGTTGAAGAACTAATTGCTGAAGTTAGCCAGATAGAGGATTAAGATGAAACAGCCGATATTTAAAAAAGACTCCCCAATAGATGAGAAGAGAATATCTAAGATTGAAACAGTCTTGCTAAGACTTCTTCGTCGATCTGTGAAGAAAATAACTGCTATGACTACACCTTATCCGATATCTAACTGCGTAGTCGGAGAGGATGTAAAAGGTGAGATATTAAGATACTTGTTTGCATCTAGAGGTGTTATATTTAAAGGCGCAGTTAGGATTGATAAGAAACTCAAAGCAGGTGCTAGAGTTACAGTTACTTTAGCAGGCGATGCAGATGAGTCTGCGCATACTTATATAATGACTGGAAAAACACTTCTTGTCAAGCCTGATAAGCAAGTCTATTCATGTGATAGATTAATAGTCTCCATTGATCCTATTGATCCGGAAGAGAAAATCACCGAGGCATGGATATGTCTAATGTGGGCGCCTGATGTTAAGGAAGTTAAGATGCGTAGTTTCTTAATCGACGAGCTTGATAAAATAGAACCGCCGGAGGAATGAGATGCCTTGCATAAGATGAAGTAACGGCAAGTATCGCTTGGGATCAAGTGATTGAATGTACGTTAGCAAGTCCTCCTGTGAGAGGGCATATAAGGCTTATAGGGCGAAGAAGCATCATTCAGCAGAAGATGGAAAGTTCCTTGATAAGCTAAAAAGGAAATTCGGAGTGGTTCAATGAGAGAATATGAACTAATCATTGACGAAGCGTTGAAGAAAGGTGTTGACCCAACTGATACGATACCTACCGATCCAAGTTTCTTGTGGCGCGCTCTTGGGTTTAGAATAGGTAGAAGAGGAATTGAAGGTTATGAAGCATGTACAGATGATCCTTTGAGTGGATCAGTTGATATGCTTTACTCTTGGCCTTTTCCTCAGTTCATTCAAGGTGAGAGATATAACTTCTTGATTATCAGGGATGCAGTGGTTAATATGGAAGATAAGTTCTACCACATAACTGATGATTATGTAGTCACTCACATCTTCGATTGCGACGTAGCTACTTTCGGCACTGGTACCTTGACGGAAGTTGCTGACTTCGGCGAGTACGCCTTTATGACCAATGGATTTATAATGATCTATTGGAATACAACTATTGACGACTGGCATGAAGTTATAGCAGATGACGACATACCTATGATGCGAACTGTCTGCAATTTCAAGGGGCAGATGATAGGTGGCTGTGTGTTAAGTGAATGGTACGACTGTGATGAGACCTTTTATGTATGGAGTAAGATTGGTGAAGCAAACTTTACGCTTAATCAAGGTAACGTATCTGGATATCGCCGTGACCCTTATGGTGGTGAGGTTTATCATGTTAGAAGGTTGGAAGACTCAGTGATTGGTTATTCAGATAAAGGTGTAGTGTTAATGACACCTGTTAGCGACCCTGCTCCGACATTTAGATTCACCGAGCTTGATGATATAGGGCTTATTAATAGAGGTGCGATAGATGGTACGTTAAGCCGTCATGTCTATGTTGGAAGTGACCTTGTTGTTAGGGAGATAACAAGGGAAGGAATTAGAGAACTTGGCTATTACTCATACATAAGTAACATGGATGAAGGTGACATTTTAGTACGATATGATAAGAATAAAAAGGACTTTTACATAGGTGATAGCGAATCAACTTTGTTACTCTCACCTTATGGTGCAACTGAATCACCACAGCATCCATCAGCAGTTTGGTACATACCTACTTATGACGATGAGACTGTTATGTTACCTAATACAGTAGCTGATTATGATCCTATAATTGCTACAGCTATGTTAGATTTTGGTTATCGAGGTGATAAGACCATTTTCAGTGTCGAGTCAAATGCTTTGGTATTGTTAGGTGTTAGGGCACGAGTAGGTTGGATGAACACGATGGAGGAGTGGGGATATAGTGATTATGTACCTATGAATAATGAAGGAATTGCAGCAATCATTGCAGGTGGTGGAAGTGATTTTGTCGTTGAGTTGAAGTTTAACTTCATTTACAGATCAATTAGACTTAGCTATATCAAGGTGAGGTATAAGATGACTGATTTAAGAGGGATCAGAGGCGTCTATGCACCACCTTTACGAGGACAAAGATAATGCTTGTTAGATTATTACCTGAGCAGATTTCATCTCTTTGGGATATCGTTAAGTATGCAGTCGAACAGTCGCTACCACCTGTTGCTTATGAAAGCCCAGACAAGATGAATCGTGTTCTCTCATCATTGTTAGCTGGTAAAACACAGTGTTGGGCTTCTTATACAAGGAATCCTGAGGTTAAGTTTGAAGGCCTTGTGTTGACTAAGATGATCTACGACGATGTTTCTAATACGAAGAACTTGTTAATCTATTGCCTTTATGGGTACGAAGATGTTGATGATAAAAGTTGGTTTTCAGGCCTTAATACACTTTCAAAATATGCTAAATCAAAGGGCTGTGCACAGGTGATGGCCTACACTGATCGACCAGGAGTTGTTAAGTTAGTTAAAAGGCTAGGTGGAGACACATCTTTCACATTCATTTCTTTTGACGTTAAAAAGATCGTTCAAAAATTAAACGATCTCGGCGGAGAATAACTATGGGAAAAGGATCAAGTGGTGGTGGCGGAGGAGGTTCCGGAGTTGTTGATTATCCTGATTACATGGAGACTATTCATGGAAGCTGGTTGGATAATGGAGGAAGTGATACCGCTACTAATTCAGTAACTGACGCAATTAACTCTGCTTATGGTAGCTCACCTTGGAGCGGTGAGACAGCTTACGATCCTTCAGCTGATATCACTGCATACGAAGCTGCTATTACAGCCTTCGCTGCAATTTTAGCAGGTATTACTGACACGACAGATTGGGCAGCACTTTACACACAAGCTATTGCGTCGGTAGAAGTAGATGGAATAACTGATGATGATATAGATGATGATGTAGATGCTTTTGCAGATGTTCTGGATGACGAGATAACTGCAAAGGTCTTACCTAGGTTTCAGGCTGGAATGAGAGATATTAATGCAGTTGTCAGTTCAGCTTTTGTCATTGGTCAAGCTATTATTGAGGGGTTCAGGGACAGAGATGTAGCTAAACATGGAACCGAGTTAAGGGTAGCAGCTGCCAAAGCAAACTTGCTTAAAGATGTAGAGGTTGAGAAGATTCGTATGAATGGTGCTCAGCAAATGCTTCATCTAATGCTTCAGAGAATTAGTTGGGAAGAGTCTTATATGAAGACAGTGATTGAGGGGAAGAGAATTAAGATAGTTGCTGAGAAGGAAGAAACTGATATTAACTTAAAGATTGGTGAGAAAGACGGATTGTGGGACCTGAGCGTATTTCAGTACGGAGCTAATGTACTGGCAGCGATAGGTGGTGGTACTTCTGGTACGAATGAGGAACCATCTATGATGCAATCTATGCTCGGCGGAGCTATGGGTGGCGCTGCTATGGGTGCGATGGTAGGTGGTGGAGTACCTGGTGCTGTAATAGGCGGTGTGTTAGGTGCTGCGTCTGCTTTCTTATAATGGAGGAATAGATGGCTATTAATCAGAATTTGCTTATGGCTGCTATGTTAGGTGGTGGTCAGTCGTTGTTGCAAGGGCAGAATCCAATATCAGGTATGATACCTGTTGGACAGCAGTATTTAGGTGCTAAGAGTGCAGCTGGATTGCAACAGCAGTATCTGCAGATGCTTAGGCAGATGTTAGGTGGTATGCCTGCAGGCGCGAAGATGTCTGGTGACAAAGATAATTTGTCGTTTAAGGTGCCTACTTCTGCGTTAGCTTCTGGAGGTCAAAATCAAGGTGGCTTGACAGGTGAATATGGAGATGAGTTCACTCCATATCAGTCAGGTCCTATGACAGCTGGTGGTAGTGTTGGTGCAGGAGAGCAACCGAGAATCCCTGGATTCCTAAACCCTTCCTCTAGTCCACTAGGTACAATTTCAGATGCCAACCTAGTAGGGCTGACACCGAGCGATGTTGCGAAGGCATTTGGTGGTGCTTCTAGTGTTGCGAGTTTTGAATCGCAGTTGAAGGATAAGAAGTTTAGTGACCTTGTTGATGCTGCTTATAAGATGAACTTGATGAAGCAAGCTGAGACACAGTCAAGGATTGCTACTTCAAAAGAAATGAGAGGTTGGGCTGAGATGTTGAGGACTTCTCCACTGGAAGTTCCAGGTCTTGGTGAGTTAAGCTTTGATGATTGGAAGTCGCTTGATACTAAGACTAAGGCTTACTCATATTATGCCTTTGATGCGAAACAAAGGGGTGAAGGTGTGATGCCTTATAATGAGTGGGCCAATCAGGTAGATGAACCTACGATTAAGGAAATTTATGACTTAGCTGAAGCTGATGAAGGTTTTAAGGAGTTTTTCTTTGAACAAAAGAAAGCTGGAGCTACAAGGATTTCTTTAGGTGAGAAGAAAGAGTCTTGGGAAGCTCAGGCTGATGTGAAGAGTAAGAAGTATTTTACTGATCCTAAGGGATTTGCGAAGGATGTTGAAAGCTACAAAACTTCTCGTGAGTTTAGAATTGATACAGTTGATAGCACTGAGAAAGAGAAAATTCAGAAAGTCGAGAACTATGTAAGAGGTAAAATCTCAGCTGCTGGTGGTAAGATAGATATGAACAAGTCTAGGGTTGAGGGAAGAACTTTTATATTCGTAGTTGAATGGCCTGATGGAACGACCAGTGAGGTTAGATATGCCAACTAGTTTAACAGATCAGATGTTTCAGAGTGAAGAGTCTAAGTCTTTAACTGATCAAATGTTTAGTCAGCCGAGTTTGACTGATCAGATGTATGCTGAGCCTGGTAGTCAGCCACTTTATTCCTTCGAACCTTCTGACCGTGCTCAGCCTTATTTAGACCAGATTGCTCAGGCTGAGAAACAGTATGGATTGCCTGAGAATTTGCTTGCTAATGTGATTAAGACAGAGAGTCAATTTGATCCTAGTGCAAAGTCACCTGCAGGTGCAGTTGGTATTGCACAGATAATGCCTAAATATCATCCAGATATTGACCCAACTGATCCACGTGCTTCTATTGATTACAGCGCAGAGTATTTAAGTAAGCTGTATAAAAGGTTCGGAGATTGGGATAAGGCTATTATGGCCTATAATGCAGGGCCTACTGCGATTGCTAGAGGTAGGGTGCCTAAGGAAACTTCTAGTTATTTAGAGAAAATTAATGCATCTAAGTATGTTAAGCCTGATTTAAGTGATGAAGTAGTTGACGAACCAGAGTTTGGGCCTGCTGAGGTTAGTGAAGGTGAGCCAAGCATTTTCAGTATGGGAATGGACACTGCGTTAGGTAAGAGTGTTAAAGAGTACGATGAAACCAGGATCAATCCTATATTGACTGAGAAGTTTAAAGCTGACTTTGTTGATACATTGAGTGGGTATGCTGAGCTTGCGAAGAACCCTATGGAGATCGTTAGGGGAGGTGCTGAGTTTGTCTTGTCATTGCCTGGTTTTGGTATAGGTATTTTGACTGCAGGCCAGAAGATGCTTGAGAGAATGGGTAGACCATTTGATTTTGAAGAACTCTATGACGCAGCTTCTGACGGGATGAGTGAAGCAATGGAGTGGTGGCAGAAAGGTGGAGTTGAACCGCTTTTAGGTAAGCCTAGTGCAGAGACGCAGTTAGTTGGTTCAACAGCTATGGCTCCGGCCTTGGCGTTGTCTGAAGTTGGGAAAGCTGTTAGTGAGTCAGAGTCATTGAAAGACTATCCAAATTTAAGAGGGCTGGCCAGGTTCGCAGGTGACATAGGTGGATTGGTAGCGCTTGGTAGGCTTTACAAAGGCGCTAATAGGGAAGTTACTGCGAAGGCTGAGAGCATAACGAGAAGGGCGAAGCAAGTTATTGATCGTGAAGAGTTGCTGAAGCAAACTGTTGATGAAAGAATCAGGTTAGTTCAGCAAAAGATTCTTGACATGGAGAAGAATCAGCTGGAAATGGAAGCTGCTGAGATTCAAGCTAATTTAGATTATGGTAAGATGATAAAGGAGGATTTGAGTAGTAAGAGGAAGACTATTGATAAAATTAAAAGTCAACCTCAGAAAGCGCTGGTAGATGTTCAAATTGATAAGGCGTTGAAGGGAAAAGATCGTTTAAAAATTAAACGGTCTGAACCGAAGGCTGAGGTTGAACCAGTCCCTACTCATGGAACTACTCTTGACAGACTTGATGGAATACTTTCAAAGGGTTTAGACAGAGGTTCTGCACTTGACCTAACAAAAGATAGATCTTGGGTAGGTGAGTATGAAGTACAAGTTGAAGTGCCAACTGCAAGACGTGGTAAGTACATAGCTCACAATGATTACTATGAGTCCGCTAATAGAGCCAAACCTACTAAAGTTATTGTAGATATTGAAGCGTTCACTGATCAAGGAGCAGATGTAGCGCTTAGGCAGGTTAATGAATTAAAGAAAAAATATCCTAAAGTCAAGTGGGAAATAAAAGGAAAAGGTCCTGGTCCTGATGCTATTACTGTAAGTAATGTTGCTAAGTTGTATGAAAGAATCTATGATCTTCCACTTGGAGAAGCACTTGAAACTGCTAAGCTGGATTTTGAAACTGATGTAATGCGTATGTATAGAATGGATACTAAGAAGACAGTACGTACGCTTGATGAATATGAAGAGATGTTGAAGTACTGGGAAGACAAAGCTCCAAAAGAACCAATCACCGACCTCGATCTTCAAACAGGTACGAGGGAACCTGTTGAATTATCTACACATAAAAGTCCTTTCCGTCAAGAACCTAAGGTTACTGAGTTTAGGGATAAGTTGTTTGAATCGAGGAAGAGTATCTCACCGAGCGTAGAAGAACTCATTAACCAAGACCCTAATATGCCTGCTAGAGATATTAATGTTACTACGGCGAAATTACTGAATGACATGAATAGGTATTTGGATGGCAAGGATGTAGATGTAGCTGCAACGAGGGATTATTTAAGTGAGTTAGCAGCAAGAGCTGATGAACTTAGAATGTTGTTTGAAGATAGCGCCGAACATCTTGATTGGAAAGAAACTATTTCCGAAGCAGCTAAGTGGGCTAGGAGAGCGGAGAGGGCTGAGGTTCCTACTGTTGATCTTAATATGATGATTCCTTTGGATTCGATTCCAGTTGCAGTTGTAGATACAATAAAGAAGTTCAAGGATTTATTTCCTGGTAGGGTAAAGAGAGGAAAGTACGGATACGATATTAAGGTAGGTAGTCTCTATCGCAACGAACCTCTTTTCGATCACACTGGCTTCTGGCTTGGAAGGGATGGAAAGTGGAGGTATGAGATAGATGATACGAAAGCTAAGTATAATGTACCTCAGGCTGTTAGAACTTTAAATATTGCAGGTAAGACTGCACAAAGACCTATTACTGATATACTTGACTATCCTGAATTGTATAAGGCTATACCAGAAGCGAAGAATCTAAAAGTTATCTTTGATCCTAAGTTAGAGCCAGCAGGTCAGCAGTCTGGTAGCTTCATCTTTCTTCAACGATTTGGAGATAAAACAAGTTTCTTTCATGAGCTTCAACATGCTATTAATACAAGAATGAATGCATTTATGGGTACTTCTGTAAAAGCAGAACAGAAGAAATTGGTTAGACAGTATGTTGAAGAAATGTATGATTTAGCTAGAGATCAATATGTAAGAAGAAGTCTTGGTGAGCTTTTAATGGAGATGGATGAGGGTACTGCTGATGTAGGTAACACAATAAGATCTATAAGAGATGTGGCTGAAACGTCCAGTCCTGCTGATGCTAAGATGATTGCCGAGTATATAGCTATACCTAAGTCAGAAGCTCGTAAGGTTTATAAGACAACTCCTGGTGAAATGGAGGCTAGGTTAGCCGAGCATCGTATGAATATGAGTTCTGAAGCCAGGAAGTTAGTCCCACCTTGGGAATCATTGGACGAGATGCTTTATGGAGAAGGACTTGCTGATAGTGTTGGTAATCTTACTGACGTAACAGCTGGAACCAAACTCTATTCAGGCATTCCTCTTGATCAAGCAGCTAAGGACATAGTAGCAGGTGCACGCAAAGTTGCTGAGTATACGAAGTATGCAAGAGGTATGAAGGCGTTTAAGCCAAAAGTTGCAGCTAAGATGATTAGGGATGAGTTTAATAGAAGCTTTATTGACAGGTCAGGGAATATTAGAAAAGACTTGCTTGATAAGTTAAGTAGTGAAGGTTATGAAGTTATTCAAAGAATGTACTTAGCCAAAGGTTCTTCATCAATTGCTGCAAGGATGCTTAAGCAGATGGGGAAAGAGGTTTATGGCGGGCTTACGCAGACAGAGAAAAGAGTACTTGATAATTTAATACTTGCATCAAGAATGGTAGACATTGGTAGGTATAAAACTCCGAAGCAATTTAAGTTTCCTAAAGAAATAGAACCCAAGAACTCAATTGCTTATTTAGAATTGTTTCCTGAGATTGAGAAACTTTCTCCGGAACAAGCTTCTACATTATCAAGAAGAGTCGATGCATACTTTGAATGGATGAAGAAGCCATTGCAAGATATGTTAAGTGAAGGATTGATTAGTGAACAAGAGTTTGCTGATTTAAGTTCTCACAATTATCGTAGGTTGAAACTTGTAGATGTTTATGATAAGAAATATCAAGCGAAGGTAGGGAAGAAGAAAAGAACTGTTTATGACTCAGGTGTGGAGTCGCTTGCAAGAGGTAGGGACACAGATGTATTTGAACCTAGTTCACAAGTAATGGCGCTTGAAGTTTTTAATAGAGCTTATGGCAGAGTGATGAATAACAAAGCTAATCGAGCATTGCTTGAGTTAGCTAGGAAAGATGAAACTAATCCATTTGTCAGGATTAAGGAAAAGAAAGGTGATAAGATACCTAGTGGTTGGAACAGGTTCTTTGTTTACGAGGAAGGGCAGAGAAAGACTATTTACTTGTCGCCGGAGATGTCTAAAGAATGGATTGTTAGTAATCCAGAGATGAGCTATAGGCTTAGTCAAATGGTCAGGTGGTTGTCAGGCTCTGCCGTGTTAAGGACATTTGCGACTGGAATCAACTGGGGATTTGCATTGGCTAACTTACCAAGGGATGTGATGCATACTTGGTTTGCAGCCAGGACGTTTGAGAATGGTAAGTGGAAACCGCTGTATAATGCTAATATGCCTGTCTTTGGTATACAGATGACTCATGACTTAACATCTGTATTCTCAGACGCTGTGTTGAGAAGAGGTAGGTATGAGAATTATATCAACGAAGGCGGTGGCATGGAGTTTATGGTACACCAAGGTAGGTTACTTCAAAGAGGTAGACATATTGAAGGGCCTATTGATAAGCTTTATGATTTCTTCGGTTACTTCGGCGAGACGTCTGAGATAATGACTAGGTTAGCGATTCGTGAGAGAGCACTGAGGAAAGGAAAGAGTCCACAAGAAGCTACGTTCGCTGCTAGGGACTATATGGACTTCGGTCAAGGCGGAGGGATTGGGAAAGCAGCTGATAATGGTATTCCTTATTTAAATGCAGCTATTCAGGGAACAAGAGGTTTGTTAAGATCGTTTAAAGATAATCCAGTTAGAAGTACTTATAAGCTTGCACAATTAGGTGCGTTAACTACTGGTATTTACATAGCTATGCAAAAGATGCATCCGCAGACTGCTAAGAATCTTAAAGGTAATATAGATATGCAGAATAACTTGTGTATTCCTTTAGGTGATCAGTTTGGATTTGAAGACGAGCATGGCAATATGAGGTATCCTTATATTAAGATACCGTTAGATCCTGGGCAGAAATTTTTTAAAACATTCTTCGAAGCAGCGGCTGATAAGTGGTTAGGGAATGAAGTTGATGTTGATAGAGTAGTTGATTCACTTAAGGAACAAAGCCCTGTTGGTGTGACTGAATTGCCACCAAGTATTAGTGGATTGTTAGGTTATGTTACTAATAAAGATTTCTGGTTGAACGAAGATATTTGGCGGAAGACTGATAAACCATTTAGTTGGCCTGAGAGTAGAGAGGAGTATACGAAGAATACGCCGGAGTTCTATAAGGACGTAGGTAAATTGACAGGGCTTTCGCCTGAGCGGACTAAGTATATGGTTGAGGAACTTGTTACCAATGGAACAGTTTGGTCTTACTTATTGGGGCAGGGATATGATGCAGCTTTTAGTGACTTACCTAAGAGTAAGAAAGAGCAGCATTTAGCTCAGGTTATTAGTAAGATTCCAGTTATTAAAAGGTTCTTTGGTGTAACTAATCCTTACTCGAAGCATGCAAAGAAGTTTAGTGAGGTTGAGCAGGAGAGTGTGCTTAAGAACTTTGTGGAGAATAGAGGTTTCGACACGCTGGTTGAAGGTTATTTGTATGATAAGAATGTTAGTAAGAAGGAAGTGTTTAGTTACTTGAAGAGCTTTAAAGATATAGATACACAAGACAGACTGTTTGATAGATATGAATTTGAGATAGCTATTAAAAACTTACCTGAGAAGTCTTTCTGGAGACGAATGAAAGGGTTGTTGCCAGAAGCGAGGGCTAAGATGTTTTATGACAGACTTGAGATATCAAGTGAAGATGAAAGAAAGCAGTTGTGGAAAGAGTTTAATATTATATCTACAGCTGGAGGAGTTATTAGTGATAAATTTTTAGATGAGTATGAGAAATTGAAAAAATAGATTGTTTAATAATTAAACGGTCTCGTTATTATCATCTTTAGGCAATATCTTAATTAAATCATCCCCACCTGGTTTATGTAAGAACTTGATCACCTTCATCGATTCCAAAGTGCCGATCACTCTATCCATCATTACCTTATCCATATCATTACTGAAGTAACGAGCGAATTGGTAGAAAGGTATTTCGCTAGTTTTTGAATTCTCTATGAATGCAACTGCTTTATGCAATGAGCTGGCCGAGTCACTTTTGCCCACACCTTTGAACACCAAAGGCATTTTGATTTCTACTTCTTCAATCAGTTTAACAGCTTCATCGAAGTCATCTTTGGTCAACACAAGTCCGTGCCTACCGTGAGATACACTTAGGATCATTGAAAGTTTCATCACATGAGATCGACGTCTTCCCATGTATCCATCGAACTTAGGGTCGTAGAAAGGTGGATGGTCTTCAGCGTAATAGCACCAGTCAGACCAGGAGGATGCGAAGTTTTCAGTCCACTTAAAACCGCCCGAGAGCATAGATATTCTCTCAAGATCGTGGATTAGAAGTAATTGTAGTTCAACTTCTTCCGGAGTCTGAGTTGGTAAGACGACGAGTTGACCTTTCTTCTCTGCAACGACAAAGATGATTCGGCTCGTTAGACCACCACCTATTGACTCTATAGGTAGGGAACTTTGTATTGAATCAGGAGTTGTTCCTCCAAGGAGGTTAACCCAAACTCCGATGATCTCTTCTTTCTTTCTTGAAATAGTTTCATAAGACCATCTACTATCACAGTCATACCAGTCACATAGAGATGCCATTAGTTCTCTATTGTGGTATCCCAAGAATACGGTAAACTCCTTGGAAAATATTGTCATTGAACTATGGTATTGTTGATTGCCTGTGCCGATGTCTATGTCGGTTAAGTTAGTTTCCTTTAGTCTGCGGATTAGTGCTTGGAGTGAAGTTGCTTGGGCACTCATCTTGATTGCAGGGACTTCTTTAATTATGTTAAGGGCTGAGTTCATAGCTGTACCCTTACCAGTTGCGGAAGGGCCTACTAAGATGATGTACATATTAGGGTACATTATCAAGTCTGATCCCCAGTCTACACGTACCTTCCTTTGCATAGCTGCAGCGATTGTTGAGATGGCACACCACTTGCGGAATAAAGGAGGTGGCTCAGAGTTTTTAGTATACTCCATGAACCCTGCGATCCAGTCAGGAAGCTCTCGCTTTGGCATCTTGTTATATCTTTCGTCCTATGTAGATGGTAGTGTTGACTGTGTCTATCATGATTTGGTGGGAGAGGTTGTAGTTTAGGTAATGTTGAACTAGTTTGAATACATCTGATGCAACAGATGATTTGTCAAGACCTTCGAACTTAATAACTGCCTTAGCGTCGAAAGATTTAAGCATGCTTTGTTTTAAGCTCATTGTAAACCTCCTCTAGTTTGGTTGCAAGTGATGTTATGCTACTTGGTATCTCTTTGCTTTTCAATTCTACCATATCCTCTTTGCACATATTATAGCCAATGCATAGATCAGCAGGTGTTTTGATTTCCTGTTTGTGCCAGTAAAGAGGTTGCTCAAGTGAGCGTTTTATTCTAAGTAATATCTTAGCTTGTTCATTCCAAGGGACTGATAAAGGTATTTGGAAGACCACTGAGTCATGGATTTGAGTTAGAAGTTCAACAGGTTTGAATAGGTCTTGGTTGTAATAGATGAATTCAATTCCTTGTTCGTTAATCTTATCGGCAGTTGTTGATTGTGGAAGTTGCGCATAAGCTTCACGGTAGGTGTTAAGGCAAGCACCTTTAGGTACGTTTGGGTAAGAAGGTATGATAGGCCCTAGGAATAATCTATTGCGACCCATTAGGTTTGTTACTATTCTATTCTTCTTCAACATTTGTTGGATTACGAGGTGATAGCCACCTCTGATTTGTGGATACCCTCGGTGGATTAGTTCAAGTGTGCGCTTGGCTTCGGTCTCAGTCATTTCATTCTTGAGAGCGAAGGTCTTGTAACCTACGTCGTAGTTAGTTGCATGGTTACCTTTCTTACCCCAAAAGCGCTCGCTTTGTCTACCATCGCCGAGTGTTGAGGAACCATCTTCAGCTGAGATCTTATCATATGGTTTGTTGAAGATAACTGAAGCGGTCATTCGATGGAGGTCGATTCCTTCCTCGAAGGCTTTGATTTGCGAGAGGACTCCGCCGACATAAGCAACGATTCTATTCTCAATCTGAGAGAGGTCGAAAGAGTATCCAATATAACCTTCGTCAAAAAGAAAGAATCGAAGTAAGTCGTGAGGCCAGTTCTGTTGATTGCCTCCAGTTCCAAAGATAGTTTCACCTGAAGAGAGTCTACCTGTTTCAGCTCCAACTGGTTTATATGAACTTCGATAGCGTCCATCTTTGTCTACCTTTCCTATGTTTAGGTAAGTTGAGATTCGTTTGCTAAGGCTGCGAATGTCTAACATTATTTGTGCTGCTTTGTAACCACGCCTAGCTATGCGTTTGAGTGCGTCGACGTCTGATGTGTCAACGTACTTGCCTTTTGCATTCTTTTTCTTATAAGGTTTTAGGCCTAGTTCAGTGTAGAAATAATGCATTAATTGAATAGGTGAGTTGTAGTTTATTTCATAACCGACTTCGGCATTTAGATCTTCGGCCAGCTGAGATAGTTTAGCTTCTTCGACTGCTTTGTACTTGACCATTCCATCTACATCGATTCTAATACCACGCTCAGCCATGTAAATGAGTGGTTTGATTAACTTACGTTGTCTCTCGTAGGTGTGTAAGTTGTCTTGTTTGATTAGTTCTTGTATCTGACTTTGGTGCGAAGCTGCTGTTGCTATAGTATCCATTCCATTATAAGTCCACCATTGTTCCCAGGTGCCGATACCTCTTTTCATCCATTGCTTTCCGTCTTGTTTATAGTATGGAATGTCTGTGTGCATTGTAGTTACGAAGTCTAATCCTGCGTTGAAGTCTGGGAAGGCAATCTTTTGGGCTATTTGTGTGCAGTGTATGTTGCCTCGTGGGACGATACCGTACTTATGAAATAGGAACTGAGTGTCGAATATAAAGTTAGCTCCCCGCTTAGCCAATCTGTTCGAGGATAAGATCTTCGCAACCAGTAACATAATCTCAAGCTCTTGGTCAACAGTAAAATAATCACCCCTCGAATCAATGAATGGGATACTGATTGATTCCGTAGGAGAATAAGCAAGTGATATGCAATCGACCTCCCCATTGATGACCTCGATGTCAAGATCAATAGTCTGTCCATGAACTCCAGCTTCATAGCAGTATTCAAGAAATTGGATAGACTGTCTGAAGCTTGGTTTGATGATAACTTTTCTTGGTATCCTTCTGATTTCCTTGTATTCTGATTCATCTTTAGCCCTCAGTAAGTCTTCACATATTAAAGGTTTGTTTAGGAAGTTGAACTTAGGTGGGATGAACGTGGCAGGGTGGAAGGTAGGTATTACTTTTAGGTTAGGTACAATAGTTGACTCAAGTACACTGCCACGCCACTTTGTTATTCCCACTCGATTTGTTAGTGCAATCAAAGGAATGTTGCCGAAGGCTACCACTACATTAGGGTTTAGCTTTTTAAGTTCTTCGCCGAGTTCCTCTATGTATTGATAGCCTTCTTTTGATATAGTGTATTTGCCAGAGCTTCGTAGGTCTATGTATTTGGCAAGAGGTAGATCGAGGTCTTTTATGACATTTGTTAAGTACAGATCAATCCTAGCAATGCGTGTCATCTTTAAACATTCATCAAGACCATGACCTGCAGGACCTACAAAAGGTTTGCCTTGTCTAATCTCCATAACTCCAGGCTGTTCACCGCAGATGGCTATCTTAGCTTGGCGATTGCCAGAAGGTGGGACATAAGTTCGCTTCATCTTTTCTCCTCGAGATCGTTTAATAATTAAACGGTCTATTTATTACATATCTTAACCAAGAAACTATCCTTATATGCTTTGGATAGTTCGAAACCAACTGCTGACATACCTAAGTCGTCCGCAGCTAAGATGCCATTACCTGAGCCGAGGAAAGGTATTAACACACGAGATCCTGGGAAGGCGAAGGTGTTGTAGATTTCTTTCATCAACTCGATTGGTCGTTCAGTTGGATGCGTCTTCTGTTGCGGTGGGACTGGAGAGAAATCGAAGATGTTGCGCCTACCAGGTTGGTTGAGTGCAGGCCTACCTTTCCATGCGTAGAAGAACATTTCATATGAGTTAGCTAGATGCATCTCGGGGCGTTTAGATTGACCTGAAGGCTTTGACCAAATGCCACACATACGAGTTGTGTTAAACCCAGCTGAGCGCAATGCTAGGTAAATATCATTGAACCACGGCTCAGGTCCAAACCAACATAGTAACCATGAGTGATCGGACATTACTCGGTAGCACTCAGCAAATGTCTGAGTCATGAAGGATTCATAGTCTCGTGTGTCTACTTCGTTGTAATTTTCTTTCATGTAATGTGATTCGCCTTCAGATTTCTTTGCTGCTTGCAAGTTGATAGCATACGGAGGGTCAATTTCAACCAAGTGCATGATACTATCTGGAATTTCCCTAACTTTTTCAAAGAAGTCTCCGACGATAAATGAGTTGGACAGCTGTTGGACTGTGTTGCTAGCTTTGTTTAATTCTATTTTCTTAGCCAAAGCTTCCTTCACAACCATCTCGTCCATCTTCTGCATTAGGTTACTTGCATCTTTCTGTGTCTTGCAACGGTCGAAGAGTTCAGGAAAAGCCTCACGTGCTTCAGCTCGTTTGATTGCAGATGATACGTGTCCCTTTGTCTTACCTATCATCTTGCCGGTGTCTTCAACTGAATGACCCAAGTGACCAGGCCCTGGCGCCTTGACACCGTAGATAGATTGTTGAAGCTTATGTATTTCAAGAACCAAAGCATCGTATTCATAGTATTCCATATCTTTACGATAAAAGTTTTCGGACTTCTCAATTACCTTTATCTCAATCTCAGATATGTCAGGTGGATAGATGCGAGCAGGGATTGTTTCAACTTTGTTTTTGCGCAGAACAATGTATCTCCGTTCGCCTGCTAAGAGCAAGTACTTGCCATTGTCAGATGCTTTGACTGCTAAAGGGCTGATCAATCCACTTTCCTTAAGTGAATCTTCAAGCCCTTCAATGTCTCCCATTTCCTGCCTAGTTCGTTCGCCAACTTCTATGTCAGCTAAGTTAATCATAGCTACCTTGCCAACTTCTATGTTGTTCATAGTTATAGCTCCTTCAGTTTCAGTAGAGATTTTGAAAATCTTTTGCCTAAGAACGTTAAAGCTATCCATAGTCTCCAATTAGACAGACTTTCCATACATCTAAGCATCTCTAGCGTAACATCAAGAACTAATACTGTTCTATCTATGTCTCTCTGTGCATTGTTCATAGTTCATCCTCCGAGTATTTTTAATAGTTCCTGTGCTTGCTTAGCATTCACCTTTGGAATAGCTTTAGCTTTTGCTTTCTTTTTAACAGTTGATTTAGACTGTTTCTTCACAGGGACTCGGCGAGATAATCGGAGTTGACGTAGGTATTCTATTGCCTCGTCTTGAGACATATTTGTTAAGGCAGGTATTTTTAGATCTTCAAGATTTGCCATTGACTTTCCTCTCGGCTTTTGCAATAGTTGGTATCACTTCGTGCGGTTTAATAGCTTGATCAAGAATAGCGCCGACAAACATCTGGCCGTGCTTCTCGATTAGGTCTAAGACATCTTCAAGAATGGGTGTGAAGATACTTTTACGCAAGCCGTAGACAGCAAGTGTGCGATTAGCTCGTTGTTTTAGCTCTTCACTGATCTCGAAAGAAAACTTTGGACGATATTCTTCGTTGGTCATCTTCGTTTCCTCATTAGATTGTTTAATTATTAAACGATCTCGGCACTGGCTCCTGGCTCCAATATCTAAATCAATAGACAATCACAAGTAATTACCAGCTCCCATGCCCCAGACTTCAGATGAAGTCGCCGAGAATTGTTTAGTGAATTTTTTCCAAGTTTTGTAAATTGTACGGTTTGGTTAATTACTTAGGCACAACGTACTTCTTCACGATGTTCTGTTCTCCATACTCCTCACTTTTCCTAACTCCAGTAATCAACCAGCCGGTTTTGCCTGGCAAGTCATCTTCCCAAGAGAAGGGACGTGAGAAGTCGATGCCAAATGCTGTGGCGAAGTTCTTGAATTTAAAAAGGTTTCTTTGAAACTGCTTTTCATCAAGCTTTTCACGATCAAGATCCCAGAAGAAATCGTTGAACTCGATTACCATAGGATCGTCAGGGACGTCGAAGACTGGTGTGTACCAGACACAGTCATTCTTGTCGCTGACTCCAGTTCGTACGTTGATGATTCTTGCATGTACCTCTGTTCCGGCCTTAAGAACTTTAGGCTCAGGAGCGTCGGCAATTTCTTGTTCCAGATCACTGTAATCACTTAGCATAAAAAGTACCTCCGTTTAAATTGTTAGTGTTTATTCTTCATCCATATCAAACATCTTGGTGTCAGACGGTAAAGCAGGTGTTTCGGCTATTGCATCAGGATTTATCCATTCTCTAACCTTGGCCTGAAATGTAGTGCGTTGTCTGACACCTTCACATTCAGTGTAGCCATCTTTTTCTTGGATTCTTACTTTTTCCTCTTCTATTTTTATAGAAGTATCCCTGAAGCTTACAACATCAGTGAATATGGCTCGTTGCTTTGTGTCACTTTCATAGAAGCGAAGGGCCAAGGGGATTTTGAGGCCTCTTGTACCATCATGCTTTAGGCCCTTAGCTGCAGGGCCGAAAGTGACTTTCCAATCAGCTGGAACTGTGATCTTCCTACGAGTTCCATTTTCGTGAGTTATTAGGTAGGTTTTTTCTTCCATTAAGTACCTCCGTTGGTTAGATTGTTTAATAATTAAACGGTCTTGTTTGTTTCAAGCCTTGGTTTATCTTCCCATTTTAGGCCAATTTTCTTCAATAACTTTCTAATATTAGGCTCTTCGACCGCATCCAGTTTGCCATTTCTTTTTAGTCTTGACCTAGCTATATATTTACCGAGAGAGTCGATAAGCATCTCTCGCTTGGGCGGATTGCCCTTTCCGATTATAGTGTAAAGTTCATCGAATAAAAGTGGAATTGTTATTACTGCTTGGCCAGTTACATAAAGACGATATTTCACCTCCTTTCGTTTTATTCCTGAGCTAGAATCGATAGCTAGCAATTCCTCGATTTCTTTCAAGTGGCCAGTCAAGATGAAATCGCAGGATAGGTTCATTAGTTTTCGTATGTAATTTTCGATGAAGTTCTTTTGTGGATTGAAGTCCTTACGCATTTGAGGAACTTCACCTTCACGGCCTTTCGATGCAAGTTGAAAGTTCATTACTGCTTTGCCAAAGGTTGTTAAGCCATCTAAGCAATAGGTTCCGAAGAGATTGAAGTAGCCTGTTTCCAATCTTAAGTTAGTTACCTTTTGCCACTCAGCATAAGCAGATGGATTGAAAGGATCTTCGTTCTCGAAGGTCGTGTCAGCTATGATTTGGCCGTTAGGGTTTTCTTCACATCTTATTAAGTCACCTAAGCACTTTGTTCCTCCAGGATCGAATGAATCTATGTGGATAGGAAACCTTGCGCTTCTTAATAAATAAGTCTTACCTGCATTAGTTTCTCCAGTAACTATTGCACTGAAGCGCTTTTGTAAGGGGTCTTTGTTGTAATAGTCTGTTACTCTTTTTAGTTCTTTCATAGGATCATAAGGCATCTCTCTGTCCCTCCTCGTCATATTCGAAGACTTCAACATCTGCATAATCATCAGTTTCTACGATTTCAAGTTGAATCATGTGACTTCTTGGTGCAAGAGGAACAACACTCAATACCTTTACATGAATAAGTTTACCTCTTAGGCTTTCCCAATCTTTTGCATTCATTACTTTTTCTCCTCGCATTTTTCACAGTCTATTTTTCCAGTTGATTGTTCCAAGTCTCGGTACATAGTACCGAAGAACACAGTGTTACACTTAGGACATTTGTAAACTACTTCAAACAAATCCTTTGCTTTGTCCATGTCTATTATCTCTTCATCTAACCAAACAGTTTCGCAGTCAGGACATTTCATGATAACCTCATTGTTACAGCTTCTATTTTAAGTGCTTTGTACTCATCAAGTTCTAGCATTATTATTCTCCCAGGATCAAGATTTCTGGTCATCTTCTCTACTAATCTCCTACTTGCATCAGTATCCTTGACGAAGAAAATAGGGTATCCAGGAAATAATCTAAATTCTTCCTCAAGTTGTTCTTTAGTGAAACATATTTCTATGTTGTTAGTGGTCATTACTTCCACTCCAAGTTCCTTTTGTTAGTAGTTTCTATTGCTTCTGGGTCCCATCTCTCAATGCGAAAACCTAAGGGCGGTTCATAGCATTGTTGTAAGGGATTAGGCCAGGCCATGCAATAGTCATGATAAGCACAGCCCCAGTAGTTAGGGCACGAAGTAGTACGTTGCTGAAAAGCCATCATTACTGGTTCGTTTTCCTTGCAATCAAAAAGTCGTTCCATATCTCTGTCGATATCATCTAGGTAATCATTTACCTGCCAAAGCCAGACGTTCATCATCTCAGGTGACTTGAAAGCAGGGACACGTTGAAAGTTAATGTGATAACCTTGTGAGCGGTAACGACTGCCACGCTTTAGATATTCAAATGCAGTTCCGCAAAATTCGATTCCAAGTACTTGTTTAATAGGATACATGCAATAAAGGCAATGTGTGTAGGTTCCGTTTTGAGTTGAGAGAAAGAACTTCTCTTCCCATTGACGACTGAATTTCTTCGCAGACTTATGATCCCAAGAGAAGATTTTACCATCTTCTTTTCTACGCATAACAGAGTCCATTCGATAATAGAGGAATCGGTTCTCGTCGACAGGCACTGTTCCGCTAGTTTCAGTTAACAAGACTTCATTTTCAGTCAAATCACCTTGCCGTTCATCTGCGAATTTAACTAGAGCTTTACCTACTGCCGTTGGATCTTTCGGTCGATAAAGGTCGTCAGTTTCTGGTGGGAACTGTTTACGGTAGTATTCAATAAAAGCTTTGAATGCACCTCCTACATCATCGTAGCCGTGGAGCAGTTGCCACTCACGAGCTTTGTGCCAAGACTCGCCGAAATAGAGGTCATGTGCTGGCCGATCAGGACGCCAACCAAGAATGTATTCGAAGAAATACTTTCGAGGACATTCGAGATAAGTGTCAAGTTTAGACGAGTCGCGCTTCTTCCATGTTGGATGTTCTTGAATTGGAAAGTTCATCGCACCTCCTTTCGAAGCAAGTGTTGGTCAAGAAGTTCCTGCGTCATGCGGAGGATGCGATCACAGAGCTGTACTTTTGTAACATAAGTTAAATTAGCATCTATAGTTCCCTCAATTGGTTCAGACTCTTTAAACCAAAGTGCTTCTCTCCTCCATTTCTTCAACGTTCTTTCAGTTATCGCCATTGCTTTTTCTCCTTTCATTTTTTAGATTACTAAGTTACGTTCAATATAATCTCCTTCCTTAAACAGCAACAAATTAAGCCTGCCGTGGATTCTTGCAAAAATAGCGCAGGCAATACTATTCATTACATTTAGGCTACATGGTACGATGTAGTCGTGTTCGTTAGAATTTTTCATAATCTCAGTGAACTTCCTATGCATATGATTAGTAGCATATCGGTTCATAGCACCTTCGGACAAAAAGATGATTTCGCCGTATCTTTCTGCAGGACTAAAATCATGAGCTGATTTGTTGACTACAAATACCTTAGCCATTTTAGGCCTCCTCAGGTTCTTTGTCTATATCTCCTTCTGGTGTTGAGTTTGATAATCCTTGTATGTTATCTATTAAGCTCTTAGGTGCAGTTGATGATAGTTCTTTGCGAAGATGATCTTTGTTTCGTTTGTCACCAGTTTTCATCTGCAATGGGTTAGTGGTTTTTGGCTCAAGATCGTTTAATAATTGAACGATCTTTTGTTTACCAAACCTTTGTGGAAGGTCAATAGGTGGCTTCTTCTCATCTTCAACAAGTTCAAATTTAAACTCCTCAGGCCTTTCCTCTTCACCAAGACAATTATGAGGCTCGATGAAGTCGTAGATTTTCATCTTTGATGGTACAGCCTTTCGATATACAAATAGTTGTTTTCCACAATAAGCACAAAATACAGATTTCATTACACTACCTCCGTTATCTTTACTTTGATTGATTCCCAAGGTTTTGCTTCAAGATTTAGTTCAATGATAGAGCAGTCAAGTCGACCGTACATAGTAGCGGCGCTGACCTCTGCGCTGATCTTCCCTTTGACATAGCCGATCATAATATCTTCAAATTCAAGCCTAATTGCATTAGGGTCGAACTTGTTCTCAGGCTCAGCTATCATTTGAAGTTTGTCTCCGACTTTCATTCTATCTATGCACTTATAAGCATCATGGAACTTCACGCCCGCAACATAGAATGACCATTCTTTTCCTTTGTCTTCTACTTCTTCTTTTTCATTGTACATCTTCAATCACCTCCACGAACACTGGGAAGCGTGGTACTTTCTTCCCAGAAGTTATGTGCTGATATTGAACTTTGATCTGTTGCCCTTTTAATGATTCTCTTATAAGCCAAAGAGCTTCCCTGTCTATGTCGGTGAGGCCTGATCCAACAGAGAACTCGTCTCCATCTTGGCTTTTGCAGATAATAGCTCCTATTCTACCCTTCGGTTCTCCACTGATAGTGAATTCTTCTTTCCATCCAGTGATTCTGTAAACATCTTCTTTTTTAGGTTTAAATTTCATTACTAATGCACTCCTCTTCCTTTCATAAGGAGCTAAATTATGCCTAACAATTATTCCTTCATAGTTCATTTCAATAAGCTTGTCATAAACTCTCATTACATCATCAAGTGATTCACAAAGCCAGAATGGCGCAACTTCTAACAACGGAGAAATTCCACGTAGGTTTTCAATCACTAGCGTGCGCTGCATCTGGGGTTGAGCATTGACTACATCAAAGATGTGAAATCTCATCTGTTTATACCCAGGATGAATGTTCACAGTTCTGGATGTAATAGAAGTTATTTCCTCAAAACTCATCCCATGCCGATAGAGTTCACCGTCAAGCTCGGCGGTTAAACGTAGTTTCTCAAGAATCTCATTGATGTGAGGTACTGAGAAGATTACATTCTCTTCACTTGACAACAAGATGTATTTGCCGTTCTCGAGTGGAATAGCTCGACAGCGAACTCCATCGTATTTAGGTTGGACAATGAAAGGAGGCTTCCATTTAGCAAGTCGTTTCTCCTCGAAAGGATAACACTTCATTATCCCTTTCCAACGCTGCCATTGGTTAGTCATCTGAACACTCCACTACATACTCAAATTCTGCTTCCTCAACCTCTACCCATTTCTTAGTTTTTTTCACTTTCCCAGTAGACACCTTAACTATTCTACATGACTCAGTTGGTTTGGAACTCACTGTTAAATAAAGATCATATTCACCCTCGTCAATTACAAGATCTACGGAATGATATATTACATCTTCACTAACAGTTCTTTTCCAAGGAATGTTGAACATATCTGATAATTTAGAAATTGTGTTCTCTTCAAACTCTTCAACTGATTCAACTGAGAAGTACAGAAATGCACTTTTTTCGTAGATAGTCCCAGTTATGCTTGTATTAGGCGGGAATAATGGAGTTATTTTTTCAAGGTAGGATTCAACAAGATGTTCGGCCTTAACTATATTTTCATATTCTTCTTTTCTATCAGCAAGTCTTTCTTTTAATGCTTTCATCTTCTTATTCTCCTTGCGTCAAGTTTGTTTAATTATTAAACGATCTATTCATTACATACCTAAAATGTTCATTTTTAAGTTTTTAAAAAGCGCCCTAGGACAAACCTAGGACGCTCCAACGAGGTGAACAATGAAAGGAGAATGCTTTTAATCTTGCGCTGCAGTCCTTAACATCTCAAGCATCTCAGCCTGCTTCTCTGGCGTGGCAGTTTTAAACTTAGCGATGAAAGCAGTCTGTACATCAACCCTTCCACCAGTCTGAGCAACACCCATTACAGATTTACCCAACTTGTTCTGAATAGCCTCCTCATCCATTCCTCCAAGCAAGGCAGTTCGCATATTGGCTTGGATTGTCACTCTCCAGTTCGCGAAAGCGTTGGACAACAGTGCTTCCTCCGTAGTCCACTCGATGGCTTCTTCGACTGTCTCGGGATAGTCAACGAGAATAGTTGCAGGCCCGAGCTCTTCTGAATTCCTACCTTCCTTTACAGGTACTTTTGCCGTGACTTCTTTTTGAATCATCTTTTAAATCCTCCCATTAAAGTGTTAGTAATACAGTTAACAAAATGCCTAATAACAACAGTTCTATTTCAACGTCTCATCACCCCCTTTCTTGTACGTTAACTCAACAATGAAATTCCATTATAATGGAAGATCAGTTCGTTGTCAACATAATTTTTGGTACATTTAATCCGAGATGGTCAAAGTCAACCTTTCCTTAGGCTTGCCATTTTCTCTACAGATTACCTGCGGAATGTAGATAACCATTGGCTTAGGTTCATTAGCAAGATTGCACTCATACCTGTCACCGCCAGATTTTCTGGCTGCCCTTGTCAGTTTGAAATCAAGTCTGTGTTCATTCATCTTTATTCACCTCCTTCATCATCAAAGCTTAATTCAAGTTTAATTCCAAGCTCGTCTGCAATCCTAATTACCTGTTCTTTAGTCAACTTCAATTCAAGCTCAGGTTGCTTCTTACGTGATCCAGAAGCTTGCGCCTTAACTTTATGCAACTTGTCTTGCTCGGCCAGTTGTCGATCAGCCTTTTCGTATTTATCTTTCCAGCGATAGTAATATTTATAATAAGTATCAAGCATCCCTTTCATCTGAAGAATAATGCTGTAGACTTCATTGCAATGAACCTTCGCTGCAGCTCTTTGACGCTCCAGCTCTTTCCTTTCTTCTGCTGTCATCTTAATCTCCAATCAGATCGTTTAATAATTAAACGATCTCATTTCATCCAATAACTAGGACTTGGTGGAATAGTTATACTATCCTTAATCCATTGTAAGTTAGTTTTAATCAACTTTGGCCTGAGATGATACCTAGCCTGAGGTCTATCCTTCTTATAAACGATAGGATTGTTAACTTTCTCTGGCCTTACTATCCGAATGTTCTGTCCAAGGATCGTCACTTTTCCCACAGTATCTTCTCCTATTTACTTCATAGACTTAGTAACTACCCTTATTGCTTCTTTAATCCTTCGCTTAATGCTAGGACTAACATGAATGCCTAAGTTATGCTTAGCAATAGTCCAACTATTCCTTCGCAAGAATCTTCGTGCGGTCTTGGCTTTCATCTTTTTTCACCTCCTCTCTAATATAATAGTTATCCCTACTTCCATCAAAGTAATAAAACAACCTATTCTTTGACACCTTTAGTTTCTTCCTCAACTGATTGATGAAATTGTAGAATGCAAATACCTCTGACTCGGCCTGCGTAAACAGTTTATAAGTCTCACCAAAGTAATTAAACTCACCTTTGTACAACTTCTTCTTGCTTATCATAGTACATTACCTGTATCTTGTTATCTCTAACTTCCAACGTAGGTTCACCTTCAACTATATGCCTACACTTATTGTAAGCATATTTGTTAAAAGTACCCAACACACAATCTTCACGAATGTCTAAGATTGCCATCAACATCTATCACTCACCTCCTTTCAAACGATCTTTATTTCATTCTTTATTTTCACGCCCTTATTATATCATAAAAATAATCCCTTGTCAAGTGTTATTTTCATTTACAGTTTTGGCCAAAAGTGTCACGGGCGGTTAGATCGTTTAATAATTAAACAATCTAATTCACATCCTCTTCAACTTCTCTTCATATTCTTTATCTTTCTTAGCTATCCTATCAATATGATCTTCAATCTCCTCTTCTGTCTTCTGCTTAGGCACACCACTCTCTCTTTTCTCTTTCTCTTTCTTAACACTAACTTCCACAATTGAAGATTTGTCTTCTTTTTTCTTCTCCACCTTCATTTCTTCTATATTAACTGTATTAGGATCTACATCATATGGTCTACCTGTATTCTGAACTACACCATTTTCATCTACTTCCCACTTCTTCCTAACTTCTTCAGCTCTTCTCTTAGCATCTTCAATTCTCTTCTCTACATCATACTTCTCCATGGCTCTATTCAGTTGCTCATCAGTATAACTGCTCTGTCTTACGTCCACTTCTCTATTTCTCTTCCTTCTCTCATCAAGTGTGAGATTGTGCAGCTTATTCCTTCCACCTTTCCCACCTGGATTTAAATCTACTCTATACTTCCTCTTCAACAAATCCCTAGCATCTCTACAAAGCTCAACCATTTCAACTTCACCTTGTTCCTTCAAATGCTCAACTACCTGTTCCAACGTGGTCCTCACCACATCACTCATAAACCTAGTCACCATACCTCCATTGTCCAACCAGTTGCTCAACGTGGCTAATATTCTACTATCTATCCACAACTGAACCAACACATCACCTTTGTACGTCTTAGGATTGAGCAAAGCTCCTCCTTTTGTACTATCTTCTTTATAAGGATCTCTTCTCTTATATCCATAATTCTTAGCCATTACCTGACCCTCCTATAAGTAGCAAATGGAATACCTTTGATACCTACTACTTCCTTCAAATAGTCTCTGAATCCTCTCATTAAATGGTTATAGTTGCCACGGCCGATCATGTCCTCCACTCTACACATAAGCTCTTCTGCCATATTTTCATCTCCCTCCAACCATTCATCAAAGTACTCCATCACATCTTCAACACTCCACTCTTTAAACTTATGTCCCATACTAAATCCTCCTCACTTCAAATGTTCAATTCAATAGGCTGATATGGCTCTTAAGGTGCTTAAGGCTGTTAGGCTAATACATATATGTTTATAATTTTTTTTTTAGAGATATATGTAATAGCCTAATAGAAATATCAACCATAATAACCATAATAACCATAATAATTGATCTACGTAGTGTTGTCAACATAAAATTACGTACATTTAACCATAGACCGTTCAATAATTAAACGATCTATGTCATATCCCCAGGTTAATTACATTAGATGTGTGCAAAAAGAAAGGCCAATGAACTTAATCATTGACCTTTTAGGTTGTTCTACCGATTGCTAGGTTAATATTTATTCTTTAATGGTCAAAAGTTGCGGATTGTCAACAGCATTTGTTGCTAGTACGACGGCCTGTTCTTTGTCAACACCTGCATTGACGAAGGCTGTAATGAATTCATTGATCTTTTCTGATCGTGATTTGATCTTCTTACCTACATCATTGGCATCAAAGGTCGTGCCGTCAAGATCGGCAATTTCCTCTTTCGACATCTTT